TGATTATGAAATAACCTTCAGTTCCTTGTTCTTCAGATAAACCTTCAAAAAACTCTGAGTCATATTTTTCTAATGAAAACTCAACATTACCAATTTCTCTGAATATATAATTTCTTAATTTTATAACGTTTTCAACATCTAATTCTTCAATTACATCCTCATAAACATTATTGGTTGAATCGTAAAAATCTTCATGGTAATCCTCGCCTAAAACACGTTCTGCAACATCTTTTGCCGTAGTATTACGACCACTATCATCAAATAGTTCAGCAAGTTCCGTACGGTCTCTTAAGAATAGGTAATAACCATCTGATCTTTTTTCAACATCAGTTAGAATTTTTCCGGTTAACCATTCTAACCAAACTTCAGGATCCTGTTGTATTTTATATAAGAGAAAATCATTCTCAAGAACTTCTGGTATAGATTTATAATCAAATTTATCCAAAAGTTTTGTTTTAACTAAAAAATCAAATGAGGGTACATTATTGTGAGGTATATTACTTAAATCTAATTCATCTATTAAACCTTTTCTAAGTACAAAACTTAAAAACACCTCAATCCTATTATTGAATATTTTGGAAATTGATTGCCAATTACCATCATTAAATTCTTCTATTATTTCTTCAATATCATTCATACCTTATAAATATAAAAAAAGGTGGAAAATACTTCCCACCTCAACTTTTTAACCAATCACCGATTACTTTTTGTTGTAATACTTCTCAACAATTTTCTTTACCGACTCTTGAACCGTAGATTGATTCGCCGCTGGTTGTTGTGGAGCTTGTTGAGGTGACTGAGCATTTTGTTGATTTGCTTTATTCTTACATCCGCATCCCATAATATTTGTTTTTAATAGGTTTATTTAATTATAAATATCAGAGAAGTTTCATATTTTGTAAACCATTAAATATTTATTGTAATATGAAAAAAGTTGTTAGAATTAATGAGGGTGAATTAATTGGATTAATAAAGAATATTATTATTGAACAAGATGATAATGTTGAATATGAAGATTTCACTCCAGAAGAATATATGGATCTATTAAAGTCTGTTAACTATAAGGCACAGGCCATTCCTAAGTTTCCTGACTTTAGAGGTAAAAAAATAAGAGTAAATGGTAACTTATCCTTAATGGGTTTAAAACAAATAACTAATTTGGGTGAGTTAATCGTAACTGGTAATTTAAATGTTCGTTCCTCAGGTATTGTAAGTATTGAGGGTATTACAGTTGGTGGTACTTTTAGTTATTGGGACACACCATATAGCATAGAACTTGAGAGAAGAAAAGAAATGGCTTTGAGACAAGAGGCGAAACAAAGACGAGAAGATGATGAGTGGAACTTAGATAATCCTGAAATTGATAAAGAAGGTATAATGGCAAATGTGGTATTTGAATATATGACCCAACAGGGAGATATTGGATATTTAACTGATTCAGAACGCGAAGAATTAAAAGAATTTGAAAAAAGAATGGAGGAACTTGAGGAAAGGATAGATAACGAGGAAGATCCTGAGGTTCTTGACGAATTGGATATGGAACGTAGTGATCTTCAAGATGATATAGATAGACTTAAAGGAAATGATAACGATGTGTATGATTTAATACCTGACGGTAAACATTACGATATGGATACATTTAGATCCGTACATGATGATAGTGGGGGTAATATTTATGCGGTTGGAACTGAACGTGATGCTGATAGCTCTGTGGAAGAGTATTATGAAGAAATGATAAACGATTTAAATAATTTTAGTAGAAGTACTTTATCGGACCATATTGATGGTGATGATGTTGCGGATTATTATGAAGATATGATTCGTGAATGGGTTACTGAAGATCCTGACAATTATGGTGTTACTAAAGAAACTAGTCTCAGACAAGATAAAGAAATTGAACAATTAAATAACAAAAAAAGGTCTCTTGAGATAGAAACGTATTTGATTAAAAATGGTGCTAGATCTCCTCTTATTGAGGAAGAGATTGAAAGCATGAAGTACTTTAAGTTTAAAGATTATATGGATAATTTATTAATTGTTGAATGGTCTGAAAATAAATGGCAAATTTACCAAAACGGTAAAAAAGTTGATGAAGTATACTATGAAGATGAGGATGAAGATGGTGAACATGAATCGGATAATGACTCAAGGATTGATGAAATTGAAAGTGAAATAGAAGACATTGATGTTGAAATACAAGATATAAAAGATTATCCTGATGGTGATTTAAATGATGATGAGGTTGAAGAAGCGGTTGATGATAAGTTACAAGAAATTAGAGATGACCCGGCAAGTTGGTTAAATGATATGGGTGATGAACTTGAAAATTTTGTTAATAAAAGATCATTACTGGAAAGTTTAGTTAATGATGGTGATTATGGTTCAATAAATGGGTATGATGGTTCATATGATACAGATTTAGTTAACGATACAACTTTTGTTGTAATGAGAATTGAATAATACCTTTACAGAATACAATTATATTATTATGTTTATGTTTAATGGCAAGAAATAAAAAAATAGAATTTGTAATGGACACCGATTGGATGTTTGAAAGGCCAATTGATAGGGAACATAAAGAATATAAGTTATTATCATATTTCCAACGTATGGGACAAAAGTTAGATAACATGGAACTTTACCCTGGATTTATAGAATTATCATTACATTTAGCAAACATACAAACACTTATCAGAGATAAGAAAATCATATATACGAATAAGAAATTCAATTCAGTTGACGACGAATTATTAGTTAAGGACCTTAAAATTAAAAATGTTCCTGATATGTCATCTGATGAGTATGAGGAGTTTACAAAAATTTTACAATACACTGCACCAAGAATGTTGGAGTACTTCAACATTGCAAAATCTGTATGGACAATAGTTTTTGATAGTATTGAAACAAAATACAGGAAGAACAAAAAGGAAATTTTATCCAACAAAGGTTTCTTCTTCCATTTGGATAAAAGAGACAACAAGTATTATGTTTGGGAATATGGGGTATCTCCGGCAGCAAAAAAATCACCTGAAAGTAAGACAAGTGTTAAATTAATTTATTGTGATGATAAAACCAAATTGACAATACCAAAAATAATAACTACATTTTCTGATACTGAAAACAGAACAAAATTACCGGTATTAGAAATGATTAGTAAAGGTGATTTCCCAATTGAAGAAACCTTATTACCGTTATTCAAAAGAAAAACAATAATGTTAATTAATCAAGCAAGAAATTACAATAATGATCAAGAGGATAAGAAAATAGAAAAAGAATTTTTAGAAGATTAAACATGGGTTTTAACAAAAGATTTTTAAAGAAAGAAAATATTCTTATTCACTTAAATGATATTATGACTTATTTAAATACCGACGCAGTGTTGTGTACGGATGAATTTTCACGTAATGTCTATAGGATGTTTACTGAAGGAAAAGACAAGAAAGAAATAACAAATTATATAAATAAAAATAAATGAAAGTTAAGTTAGAATACGTATGGCAAACGGAGTACACAAAATAACAGAAGATTTTGAAAAAGCGTTGTGTGATTACACGGGATCACCATACGCTATTGCATTGGATAATATGAGTAACGCTTTATTTTTGGCGTTATATTATGAAAAAAATATAAAGAAAAGTTTGGATACGGATATGATAGATTGTCCATCTAAAACTTACCCTTCGGTTCCTTGTGAAATAATTCACGCTGGTTTTAAAGTTAATTTTACTCCTGTTGTCGGAGATATGATTAAAGGGGCGTACCAACTATCACCAAGTAATGTTTGGGATTCCGCATTGAGTTTTACTGCCGATATGTATATTCCAAAATCACATATGTGTCTTTCATTCACAGGACCATATAAAACATTAAAACTTAGTAAGGGTGGTGCAATTTTAACTGATGACCATAAGGCTATGTTATGGTTCAAAAGAGCGAGATTTAGTGGTAGAAGAGAATGTTCATATCATGATGATAATTTTGATATGTTAGGGTGGAACTTTTATATGATGCCTGAGTTGGCAGCGAGAGGATTACTTATGATGAGTCAGTTTTATAATTTGGATGGTTCTAAGAGACATAATCAAGATTTAGAGTTACCATACCCTGATCTATCTAAATATGACATTTATAAACAATGATTAAAGCACTAATTGGTAATGGTGGTCACGCAAGAGAAGTGATGGCTCAAATGGGAATCAAACTCGTTAGGTTTGTCGATGATCAATATATGAGTAATGATACATTACCATTATCTGAATTAGATATAGAGAAATATGAGGTAATGGTTGCTATTGCGGATCCAAGAGATAGGTACGATACAATCCAAAGACTACCTAAGGGTGTAAGATTTTTCACATTTGCACACCCAACCGCATTAATAATGGATGATGTTGAAATTGGTGAAGGTAGTTTTATTGGGGCAAATTCTATTTTAACAACAAATATTAAAATTGGTAAACACGCAATATTAAATAGAGGTAATCATATTGGACATGATTGTGTGATTGGAGATTTTTTTAGTGCAATGCCAGGATCGGTAGTATCAGGAAATGTTAGAATTTATGACCTTGTATATTTAGGAAATAATTCAACAATTAAAGAAAAGTTATCAATCCATTCTCTAACTACGATAGGTATGAATGGTGCGGTGGTTAAACATATAGGGGAATCTGGAACATACGTGGGTGTACCTGTAAAAAAAATAAAATAAATGGAAAAAGAATGTGTATGTGGAGCTAACGTACTTTGTATGTGTCCTCCACCAAAAATGGAACAAGTAAATCACCCCCAACATTACGGAGGAGAAGATAACCCTTATGAGGCAATCAAAGTAATTGATGCTTGGGAATTAGGATTCTCATTAGGAAATACGGTAAAGTATATATCAAGAGCGGGAAAGAAAGATTCGGATAAAGAATTACAAGATCTTAAGAAAGCTTTATGGTACTTAGAACATCATATAGAAACATTAGAAAAAAAATGAAAATAATAGTAACAGGAGGTGCGGGTTTTATAGGTTCCGCTTTTATAAATTACTTATTAGATAACTTTGAATGTGATGTTCTTTGTATTGATAAACTGACATATGCTGGACGTAAAACGAACATTAAACATAATGTTTCATTCTTACAAAAAGACATTTGTGATGTAACCGCAGATGAATTAGGTGAATTTGATTATATTGTTCACTTCGCAGCAGAATCTCATGTTGACAATTCAATCACAAACGGACTTCCATTTGTTAAAACAAATGTTGAAGGGACTTTTAACCTTTTAGAGATATCAAGAAATAATAAAAGGTTAAAGAAGTTTATTCATATTTCAACCGATGAGGTTTATGGTGATATGGACGAACACTTCTCAAGTAATCATACGGCAACTGAAGATGATAATTTAAAACCTAGTTCATATTATTCCGCAACTAAAACGGCATCTGATATGTTAGTTTTATCTGCTAACAGAACTTATGGTTTACCATATATTATTACAAGAACTTGTAATAACTTTGGTGAACACCAATTTGAGGAAAAGTTCTTACCTACAATCGCTAGATCAATTAAAGAAGGTAAAGAAATTCCTGTGTATGGTGATGGTAAACAAGTTAGGGAATGGATGTATGTTTACGATAACGTAAAAGTAATCTGTGATTTAATGTTTGATGATGAGATTATTAACACTATATTTAATATCGGTACATCATTTAGGGTAACAAACTTGGACATTATAAATAAAATATCCTATATTTTAACAACAGACGTAAAAATTAAAAACGTTGAGGATCGTTTAGGTCACGATAGAAAATACGGATTAAATTGTTTAAAAATGAGGGATTATTATCTTAAAACCAAAGGTGAGATACCAAAGTTTTTAAATTTATTTGAATACTTAGAAACACAATATAAAAAATAACATGATAGAAACAGGAAAAATTATAAAGGGAGATTGTGTTGAGGTAATGAAAAAATTACCTGAAGGATCTGTTGATTTAATCGTAACATCACCACCTTATGGGGTTGGGATTGAGTATGATGTACACGATGATGATGTTGAATTTGATGAGTATTTGGTATTTGCTAAGAATTGGTTAACCGAAGCGTATAACGTATTGAAGGACGATGGACGTATTGCTCTTAACATTCCTTATGAGATTAACAGACAAAAGAAAGGTGGTCGTATCTTCTTTGTTTCTGAAATGTATCAGATAATGAAGGAAATTGGATTTGGATTCTTTGGTATTGTTGACTTGGAAGAACAATCACCACATAGATCTAAAACTACTGCGTGGGGTTCTTGGATGTCACCGTCAAGTCCTTACATCTATAATCCAAAGGAATGTGTTATTTTAGCTTACAAAAAACATCACATCAAAAAAGTTAAAGGTGAACCACAATGGAAAGGAGTTCCAACTGAAATTGAACAGGAAGATGGAACATTAAAGAAAAAAGTAGTGTATGAGGAAAAAGATAAGAAAGAGTTTATGGAACTTGTGTTTGGTCAGTGGAATTACTTTGCGGATACTAAATCACTCACCAAGGCGACTTTCTCCATGGATATACCAACCAAAGCGATTAAAATACTATCCTACAAAAACGATGTAATATTGGACCCATTTGCTGGATCAGGAACAACATTAGTAGCTGCTCAAATATTAGAACGTAGATGGTTAGGAATTGAATTAAGTGAAAATTATAAAAAGATTGCTGAGACAAGGATTAATTATTTTAAAGCTTTAGAACAAATAAAAGAACTTCCACTATAATGTGGAAGTTTTAGTTTTTAATGGTATTTATAATAAATTGAATACCATGGAAGACGAATACGACAATATGTTTGGAGATCACGCAATATGTGAATTTTAATTTTTTATACCCAAAAAATATTTATAAGTATGAATAAAAAATTAATAACAGAATCGGGAATAAGAAATATCAGAGAATTATCCAGAAGATATCCTGAGGCTAAAATATACTTTCACCAAGATTTAGATGGGGTTACCACTGCGTTGGGTATGAAAAATTACTTAGAAGAAAACGGTATAAAAGTGGTTGACGCTGAGATTATCCAATATGGTGATAAGGAATTTGCGATTAAGAAATTAGATGCCGAAGGTGATGTTATGCCAGTGTTAGTTGACTTTGCTCATGGTAAACCAATGTTTGTTATTCACACGGATCACCACGACACACAAGCTGGTGTTGAACAAGGTACCGCAACTAATTTTAAATCTTCAAGGTCAAATGTTGAAACAATATCTCAAACCGTATCTCCAAGAGACATTTTCCCAACAGATGATATTACTTTGATTTCAACTGTAGATTCTGCAAACTATGCTCAACATGATATTAGTCCTGAAGAAGTAATGAACTATTTGTTTAAGGTTGATAAAGATCAATCCTTACAAAGAAACAAAATGGTAATGGGTATGGTAACTAATAAGTTATTGTTGGCATTCAAAAACAAACCAGGGTTCTTGGAAAATATTGTAATGAATGCGAATCCATCTTTATTAAGTATATTATTAAACATCAGATCTCAGATAAAAGAAAAGAACTATGCGGATGTTGAATCTTTGGAAAAAAACAAAGAGAACTATGTTCAAACAATGAAGACACATAAGAATGTTAACGTTGATGATAATGTTATTGTTCAGTATGGTGGTGGTAGTATGATGAAACCAGGATCCTACGATAGATATACACCATTCAGAAATAATCCTGAGGCTGACTTCTTAGTAATTGCTTGGCCTTTAGGGTTGGTACAAGCGTCTTGTAACCCATTTAAGAAAGAAAGGGCACTTAAAGGTGTGAACTTAGGTGAGATTAAAGATGAGGTGTTAAACAAGTGGAAATCACAATTACAGGACAAGGATATTCCTCTATCAACAATCAAATGGATATCAGAATCGGGAAAAGATTTTGGTGAGCAATCAGTTGGTTTTACATTCAGAGATTTCAATGCGTTATATGGTAAAGAATTTAAAAAAATGATTGATGGGGAGGACATTCTTAATGATGTTGATAAGATAATGAAAAAACCATTCAGTGAATTAAGAGACGAAGAAATGAAATTGTTAGATTCAATTAGTGTGAACGCTTGGGACCTTATTCAATCTAATAGCGGTGGTCACAAATGTATTACAAATATTTCTGGGTTATCTTACTTAGGTAGATCTAAACGACCACCTGAGGGTAAATACAAATATAACGCTGAGTCAGATGATTCACCTTATGTAAAATTTACAAAGATGGTTCAGAATGAGTTTGTGAGAGTATTGAAAGAAAAAATGAAAGATTAATCTTGTAAAATAATAGTATCGCCTTCAGCTATATCGTATTTAATACAAGTACCACCTTTAAGTTCTAATACCATATCTCCATTACCTGTGTAACGATCGCATTCAGGTGCGTCACACGGTTTACAGTTATTATGTATTTTGTTAATTTTATTATCTTTTATAAAAATTATATCTAAAGATATGATACAGTTCTTCATCCAAAAAGAATGATCACCATCCTTCATTATGAATAACATACCATCAAAACTTTTATCAAATTTTTTATCCATCATACCGTTTTGTATGTCTTTACTGGTTATAACACATTTGACATTGAATAAATTATTGTTTACTATTAATTCCATATACTTATAAATATATTCTTATAATGAAATCAGATAGAAGTTCAGGTGTAATATTAAAATATGGTAATAAAGTTTTGTTATGTAAACGAGCTGACCATGAAACTTATGCGGGTAAATGGTTTATTCCATCAGGGCATATGGAAGCAAACGAAACTCCAAGAGATTGTGCTTATCGTGAGTTTTATGAAGAGACAAACATTAAGATTGAAGACGAAATAAGTTTGGTTGGGTTCATAACAAAAAAAGATGATGATGGAGATCCGAAGGGTTTAATTTATGTGTATCTATATGAATCTGACAAGAAAATGACACCAAACTTGGATAAAGCAAAAGATGGGCATGAACATTCAGATTTTGGGTTTTTTACGTTAGAAGACCTTCCAATTGGTAAAAATGAAGAATTATACAAGATTTTAACAAAAATTTTAAATTAAAAGTAAATTTTTTTGACTTTTACTAAAGTATTATATATTTATATTACACAAAAAAACAACCAATACCCTTCCTTTCTACGAATTAATTGGTTTATCAATATTAATCCCATGTTTTTTGAGAAAAAAGTATGGGATTTTTTATGCCATGTCATTTTTATTTGTATATTTGTAAAAACAAAAAAACATATGGGTAGTTACATCAATACATTCAAGAAAAAATTCAACAAGAAAGCAACCCTTGATGGGCAAGAAGTAATTGTTGGACAAGCAACATTTTTATGTAGACAAGATTGGTCAGGTATTTACACACCATCTGAAAGTAGAGAAATGACAAGAGCATATGCTTTGACTGAAAATGATCAACCTGATTATATTATATTTGAAGGTGAAACGGTTTATAAAAATAATAAACGTGGCGTTTGGTCTGATGGTTCTGGTTTTTGGTCAGGTATTGATCCTCAAAAAGATTTTGTTGGTACACTAAAAAAAGTGGGTAAAAAATTTGTAATTGAGAAATAATTAACTATATTTGTTATATGAATAAGACGGGTTTCAACATAAAAGTAGTAAGTGATAAGTTCGGTGATTTAATCAACGAGACATTCATGGATCAGACACAATTCAGAATCTTTTTGAAGATGGTACACGGAGCATTGGTATTAGAAGAAGACTTGAGTTTCTTCAACGGAGATACATTCTTGGTTCACATCCCAAATAAGGTATTGAAAGATTCGGTTATCGTTACTAACGTTAAGGAAGTTTCATTAACTGAACAAGTTAAAAGTAAGATTGAGGCGTTGGTAACAAACTAATTGTTTCCTTGTTTAGAAAAACAAGGTGGTGGAGTCAGACATTTATCCAATGTCGGGCCTAAAATGGGAACTTCGGTTCCCTTTTTTTATTTATTTTTTATTATATAGGTATATTTATATAATAAAATAAATTTAAGACACAATACTTATGTTGCATAAATTAAAATTAACGGAAAGTGAGATCAGAGACATACTAAGCAAACATGGGGTAAAGACCAATGTTTTGGTTGAGCAGACTCAGGATTACACCATTTTAGATATACAGAATTGGTTAAATACCAATAAAAATGCGGGTTTAGATGCCGACGGTAAATTTGGTCCTTTGACGGCTAAGGCCATAAAAAAAGCTATAATTGGATAAGACATGAAAAGAATTACAGATAGTTTATTAAAAAGAATTGTTAGACAAAGTCTAAATGAAAGTTATGGTTTGTTAAATGAGAGTTACGACACTGGTAAAGTAACAGTTGGTGATAAAACATATGATAATATTAAAATAGAGTTCAACCCATGTGTTGATGGTGGTTTTTGTATTGGGGCTGATGGTGCTAGTTACTGGCTAGCTAAAAATGCTCAAACAGAAATTGCAAGTATTAGTCGTAGTAATCTTGATTTAGCGGTAGATGAATTATCGAAAAAATGTAATACTTTAAAAATGGGTAAACCTCTAAGTTCAAATATTGAACAAGTAGTGGAGGATCTTATTACTCAGTACAGAGCGACAGATACGGTAGAGGATAAAGTTAGAAGTATAATTTATCAGTTAGATTTCCCATCATGGTGTGCTACTGTAAAAAGAGGAGAGGACCTTGGATATGGTAATATATATAGAGCGTCGGTTGCTAATGTTGGATCAGATGATTATTCTTATTATGTTGCTCAAGCTTCAATACATTCATTAACTAAGTCAATTGATTTAACAGAGGCTAAACGTGACGAATATTGGAAATCTGTTGGTGATAGTATTGAAAATACTAAAAAAAGTGAAGAAACATTGAACGACACATTATTAGCAAATGCTAAAAAATGTGGATATGATACAATTGAGGCATATAGAGCGGGTAGTGATGGGGAAGCATGGAAATGTGTGGGTCGTAAATATACCCCTCATACTGGTGATGGAGAAATTGGTTCTTATCAAGTATCGTTTGAAGGTTATTACTGTATAGACCCTAATTCTCCAAGACGTAATCCGGCATTAGTGAATAAACCGAAACAAATACCTGGAGGTGTTGGGTATCAATTAAACACAGGTAATCCTATTATTGATAAGTTTGTTTATGGTGTTGCAAAAGACCAAAGAGGTACTGATTACACAGATGTAGGGGTACAAATGGATAGTAATAAAGTTATAACTGAGTTTGATTGTAATGATAAAAAAATACAATTTTCACTATCAACTAATGCTTGGAGTTATGATGATATAGTACCATATATTAACCCTGAATATTTTAGTTGGGCAATTCCAGGACCGGAACAAAATAAAATAGTTTTAACTACAGATCCCGATTTTAATGATAATGGTAAAAGTGACAATAGTATCCAAGGTGCACCTAATCGTAATTTATTAGAAGATAGTGTAAGTAACAATAGAATCAGAGGTTTTAGACATAATTTATTAACTGAAGAACAAACTTTATGGATAGGTGCGGAAGACCCTGATGTTGGGTTGATACAAAAGGCATTAAAGTTAAGACCTGTTGATAACAAATTTGGAAAAGACACTCAAAAAGCGGTAATTAAATTCCAAACAACTGAAGGAGCTAAACTTCCAACACCATTAAGAACTGATGGAGTTGTTGATGATGCAACTTTAGAGGCAATAATAGGTACTGAAGCCTTTAACGCACGGAATGTTTTACCCGCATCTGCAACAGAATTACCCGCATCTGCAACAGAATACACAAGACCTTTAACGCTTAAAAGTACGGGTCCTGATGTTGTTGCAATACAAACAAAATTAGGTATTAGTACTAAAGGTGGTTATGGTCCTGAAACGCAAAAAGCGGTATTAGCTTTCCAACAAAAAGATACTAACTTGGAAGATACGGGTGATGTTGATGAGTTAACATTTAAAAAAATTATGGCTTATGATGCTGCATCACCTATAAAGTATTCGGGTAGAAAACATAATTATACGACAAAGGATGAAGGTAAATGGATTAAAGTATCTCCTAATACTAGTGATACACAACTAAGTGATAATAATGGGTACTTTAAAATTTTAAATGTTTTAGATGAATATAATGTAGTGATTGATGCTGAATATAAAGACGTTGGTGGTGGTGGATCAACACAAAAAGTTTTATTTGGTGAAGACGCAAAAGAGGGTACTGACCAGGTTATTAGAGGTGGTGGTTCAGGTGGTTCAGGTGGTACAGGTGGTACAGGTGGTACAGGTGGTACAGGTGGTAGAGGTAGAAGAAGTGGAGTAGTAGGTGGTGGTGGAGGAGGAGGAGGTAATGTAGATCCTGAAAGACAAAGACAAAGAGATTTACGTAAAAAAGAAATGTGTGATGCTTTAAGACAAGTAAAACAATATTTAAATAACACTAAAGATGCGGGATTAACCGTCGATTGTAAAAGAGATCAAAATACAAGAAATCAAATTATGATGGCTCTTACAGGTGGATCTTCAACTGGAGGGGGAGGAGCTGAAGAACCAAAGGTATCAACACCGGGAGGAAATGTAAGAATATATTAATAGTTAAAACTAAAAATTTATTAAGGGAGAGAGATCTCCCTTTTTTTATGATATTTTTTTTTGTATATTCCAATTAAAGCGTTATATTTGTGGTATGAAACTAACAAAGAAAGAACAATTATTTATGGAACTCTTGGAAAAAGAAGGGGTTGTTTGGGTTTTTGATCACATTTTGTTAGATACTAAAGATAAAAAAGGATATGACAAGGTTATTGGGTATAAGGCTTGGAACATTGCGTATGACTTGTTAAAGAAAGGTTTGATAAAAGTTAACCCTGACAATAAATCTGGTTGGGTAAAAAATTAAGTTATGGAAAAAATATTATATATTGTTAGAGGTGTGCCTGGATCAGGTAAATCTACGTTTGCTAAATCATTAGGTGGTGCTCATTTTGAGACTGATATGTTCTTTATGGATAATGGTGAATATAAATTTGACTTCACCAAAATAAAGGAAGCACATAAGTGGTGTCAAGATAGTGTTAATACTGCGATGATATTAAATCATACCGCAAATATTAATAACGTAATTGTTGTTTCAAACACATTTACTCAAGAATGGGAAATGAAACCGTATTTTGATATGGCGGAAATATTTGATTATAAAGTGTTTTGTTTGATTGTTGAGAATAGACATGGTGGGATTAATCAACACGGAGTCCCTGAAGATAAAATACAGTTAATGAAAGATAGATTTGAAATTAAAATTTAAGAAATGAAATTTGATAAAATATTAACGACAGGTAGAGTGTGGGTCACATCAGATCCCCACTACAACCATAAAAACATTTGTAGAGGTGTAACTGATTGGAGAACTACTGATGGGAAAGTGCCAGACCATAGTACAAGAAATTTCCCAACGTTAGAACTAATGAATAACGCATTGGTTGATAACATCAACTCTAAAGTTGGTCAAGACGACACTTTAATTATGTTGGGTGACGTTGCTTTTGGTGGTTTTGAGTTTATTAGAATCTTCTTGGACCGATTGGTATGTAAAAACATTCACTTGGTTCTTGGTAATCACGATCACCATATCAAAAACAATAGAGATGGCATTAAAGATATGTTCTTATCTGTTAGTGATTACCTACAGGTTAACATTGGTGGAGAAAACTTTGTGATGACTCACTATCCATTTGAAAGTTGGAATGGTCTTAATAAAGGGGTGGTTCACCTTCACGGACACGTTCACTTACCGGCAAGTAGAAAATGGGGTAAAGGTAAAAGATTGGACGTTGGTGTGGATGGAAACAACCTCCAACCATATAGTATTACCGAGATTGTACACATGATGGATAAAAGAAATATTGTCTCTGAGATGAACGATGATCACCATTTAGATGATATTGTTGGGGTTGTGGGTTAAATTACAACTCCAACATATTTATATGTATGAAGATTATATTAACAGAAACACAATACAAAATACTTAACGAAGCGTTAGGGGTTCCTGAAGGTATTTTAGATACTGCATCAGATTTATATGAAATAGTTGAAAATTTAATTAAGGGAATTGATTATAAAAAAGACGAATATATTTTTAACCAAAGTGTTGATTTAACTATTTCGGATTATCAGATTGATTCACTTGATCTTCATGTTAATGTTGAGCATATTCCAGGTTATGATGGGAAGGCTGAACTTGCATCTATGGCTATGGGTCAAAATTTTAATTATAATAGAAAAATACAATTAAAAGTTCAGTTATTAGATACTGAAATAGAATTACATATAACATTTGTCGTTGGTAATGAATGGGAACCTGAAGATTTATATGAAAGATTTACACAAGATCGTGTTGAAACTGAATCCACTTTGGCTCATGAGTTAAAACATAAGTACGACAAACAGAAAAAACAATTTGATTTAATTGGTAAAGACGCTCAATACCAAACTTACTCTAAAGGAAATTTAAGGTTTGGAATACCTGAGATTGACCATAAGTTTATGAGGTACAATTATTTTATGCAAGTTGCCGAAAGTTTAGTTAGACCAACTGAACTTGCGTCAAGAATGAGACAAAGGAAAATTTTAAAATCTAAGTTTTTAAATTTCCTTAAAGAAGACAGATCATTTAAAGAGATTTTAGAAATTAGGGATTATAGTTTTGAAAAGTTAATTGATGGTTTAAAAGAACAAATGGATAGAGTGGATGCGTTAATTAAACATATTGGACAATATAATGAAAATTTAACTGAAGACGAAAAGATTAAAATAACATTAAAATTAGTTTATGTGAACTTGGTGAATAATAACGTTGAGTTATTTGATCAAATGACATCAACACCTTTAGACAGATATGGTATTAGGGCTTTATTTAATAATGCATTTGGTGGTGGATTACTTCCGCAAGATGAAGAAGAAAAAAACTTACAAAAAGTAAGACAAAAATTCATCAACTATTTGACAAAGTATGATGATGATCCTATTATGTTCTTTAAAGATATATGTAAACAATTATCTGACGACGCAAACAAAATTATTAAAAAACTAGGTAAACTTTACGCAATGGCAGAAGACGATCAACCAATGAATGAATCTATAATCAATTGGGAACTTCATCAACAACTGATGGAAAAAAAATACGGTAAAAGAAAAATAGAAACCGAATTTAAATTCAAAAAATAGTTTGTCAAATCCAAATTAATTTATTACCTTTGTTTCTATGTGGACAACTAAAGAAACTAAAAGGGAATATCGTGGTGTAATAATCACAAAGTTTGAAGGATCAAAAGTCAAAGATTATTTCAGACGTAGAGACCCGCGCACATTTCAGAAAGACGATAAGAGATTCACTAAGTGGCAATCATATGTTGTTAACATTAATGATGTTAAATATGACTTTGAAAAGTTGAAAGATGCAAAAGAATATGTTGATTCAATCTTAGATAAGAAATGAAAAAACCCTGTAAAGAATGTCCTCATACCATTCGTAACCGACATAATGATATGATTGTAGAGTTTGGTAAAAGAACGGGAAAGAAACATAATTGTCATATGACGGAAGGAAAAAAAGATTTGTGGAATATAACTAATAAAAAATTGGAATGTTATGGATCAAAAGAAGAGAGAAACTAAATTTGGAACTTATATAGAAATGGAAACAGAAACTAATGTAAAGAAAACCGGTGATAAGATCACAAGGTTTGTTGAAAGATTGAAAAAAATTGGAATTGAAGTTAAACTTTCAGGTAATTACCCGTGGGTTTATATTGATGAAATCTGTGGTATCAGAGTAAAAGAAAAGTTTGCGGGAAATCACGGATTTACTATAATTTTTCTTCCTGTGAGAAACGATACACCACCATCTGATTTTACAGATATCAAAGAGACGTTCAAGTTAATTAGAAAATATAGTAGAGAGGCTCTTTTGATAAAAATGATGGAAGAGGATCAAAAAAACGGATTGTATGATATTAATTAAAAAATAAGAAATGGAAAATTTAAATAGTGTATGTTATGTTGGAATAATCGGAGAGATTATACCAATAGAAGGTGCGGATAACATTGAACTTGCATTGGTTGGTGGTTGGCAAGCCATTACTAAGAAAGGTGAATACAGTGTTGGTGATAAGGTTGTTGTTGCAACTACCGATGCGGTAATCCCCGTTGAATTATCTGATTTAATGGGTGTAACTAATTACCTAAGAAAAGGTCAAAGAGTTCGTACCGTTAAACTTCGTAAAGTTTACTCTGAGTGTTTAATTATGAGTAAGAATACTATTCCTGCTTTAAGAAAATACCCCACTCTTACAGAAGGAGAAGATTTAATGGAACTATTAGGTATCACCAAATACGAACCACCAGTTAAGATGGTTGAGATGAGTGTTGGGGGTAGAAAATTCAAGTACCACCAAAACCCTAACTTCCACGTTTACTACAAATTCCCAAATATGAAAAATGTACCGGATATGTTTAATGAGGACGATGAGGTATGTATTACTCGTAAATTACACGGGACCAATGCTCGTTACGGAATTGTAAGGAAGAAAAAACTTTCATTCTTAGATAAGATTCGTGGATGGTTTGGTAATCAATGGATTGGATATGAATATGTTGTGGGTAGCCATAATGTAGAAAAAGGTTCTGATTCACAAGGATTTTATGATAGAAATGTGTGGGAAGACATAGCAATAAAATACGATATTCGTAGAAAACTTTGGGATCACGTTAAAGATGTTTATTCACCTGATGGGATAGGTTCTGGTTTTATTATCTATGGTGAGATCTTCGGACACGGAATCCAAAAGAATTATGATTATGGTTTAACGGAGATTCGTTTTGCTGGTTTTGATGTTGAGGTTGATGGACATTATGAAGATAATTTAAGTCAAACAACACACTTCCAATGTTTAGAATTAGATGAGGTTGAAACATTATATTCAGGTCCTTGGTCAAAAGAAAAACAAGATAAATACGTGTTCGGTAACTATATTCAAGGGACTAAAGTTCCTCACGAAGGTGTTGTTGTTAAATCTTTGGATGGTAGTAGACACAAAATTGCTAAAATCATTAACCCTGATTATTTGATAGCAAGTGAGAAAAATAATTACGGTGATTCACATTAAAATATATTAATTTATATTAGTTTTTTTCTATTAGTAATATATTTATATTATATGGGACGATTAAAAAAATACAAAACGGAAGAGGAGAAAAAAGAGGCTCAAAAAAAATGGGCTAATCAGTATTACCATCGTAACAAAGAACGAATAAATAAAATTGCTATGGAGAAATATTATGAACTACAAAAAAGTGTACGACCAGATAATCCTGAGGGCGAAGAGTGAAAATAGAATTAAAAATTGTGGGGTATACTATGAATCACACCACATAATCCCAAAATGTTTGGGTGGTGAAGGAAAAACTGTAGAGTGGAAAACACACCCAAACATTGTATTATTAACAGCAAAGGAACATTTTATTGCTCATTTATTACTTTGTGAGATACATCCTGATGAATACAAATTGAAATTTGCGTTATGGGGTATGTGTAACCAAGATAGGAATGGTATGAGATATAAAGTAAACTCAAGACAATACCAAAGGATCCGAAACGAGTTCTCAAAGTTAATCTCAAAAAAATACAAAGGTCGTCCTGCTCATAATAAAGGAAAACCAAATCCAAAAACCGCATTATCTAAAATAGGCATACCAAGACCAGATTTATCGGAAAGAAATAGGTTAAGAAAGGGAACACCTAAAAACATTCCTGAGGGATATGTAAGCCCTTTAAAAGGTGTAAAACAAAGTGATGATTTAATAAAAAAACGATCGGAGTCAAAAAAGAGAAATGGTAAATGTGTTCTACAATTTGATTTAGATGGTAATTTTTTAAAAAAATATGATTGTATGACTGATGCCTTTAATTGGATGAAGGACAATAATATTAAAGGTGATATTAAATCTAATTTATCAAATAAAACAAAAAAATCGGGCGGATTTATTTGGAAGTATGAATAATTTTACTTATTATTAAAAAAATAACAGATGGCTTGGATAAATGTTAATATTGATTTAGATGATATCTATGACGAAATGGATCGTCAAGATAAAATGGGTATGGCGGAATTGTTATATGATGATGGTATTTTAGATGAACATATAAATCCTAATATACGTAAAGTAGTTAGAGGAGAACAAGAATCGCCAGGTGAAGAAGAGTTGAGAGACAACTTAACCAAGATATGGAACTCATATCATCAATTAACAAACGAAGAGGAAGAATTGATTAAGAAAATTGCAGATAGATTACCTTTATAATGAAACAGGAGTTAAACACGTTTGCATTCTTTTCAAAGAACCTTTTATTTTACGCCATTATGATATGGATTGAAAAAGATTACAATCCACTTAATTGGTGGTTATTCAGTGGATTCTTTCAAATTGTAATAACAATAGTTTTTGAATTATATATACTTGGAACATCATTAGAAGAAAAAAATATAGAAAATGGGAATTAAAAAAATTAAAAAAGAAAACGAATTAGTTAATATTAGTTTAATTGATTTGATGGGTAAACTAGATACTAGTAGTACTAAAAAATACACTCAATTTTTGGTTAAAATACTTATAAAAAGTTTTAACAACGATTCGAAATATGTACTTAAAGAAGCGTCACCAAGAGAAAGAAAACTTGATGAGGTTTTAGGTGATAATAGTTTTGATAGTTGGATGACAAAGAGATTGATTGGACACCTGTATGGTTGGGATGAGATGAATTTATTTGTTGAGTTTTGTGACTATATGGAGAGAGGTTTAACTAATGAAAAAGACATTAGTAAATACGATAGTTGGGATATGGTCTCAAGTGAGGTGTATATGGCTAAGAATCGTGATCTATTTAAAAAGGCAAAAAAAGAAGTAAAAGTTGTTTATGAGGATGATCAATATTTATGTATTAAACCATTAACATATGAAGCATCTGTATCTTATGGGTATCAAACAAAATGGTGTACTGCTTCAGTTCATGACCCTAGTTACTTTTATAATCACTCAAGAGATGGAGTACTTGTATATGTAATTGATAAAATAAATAATTTTAAATTTGGGTTTTTCCATGGTAAACAACAAATTCATATCTACGATCAAAAAGATGATAGAATAGATTCAATGGAGACAGGACTTCCGTTTGAATTATTACATAAGTTGTTTAGTGAAATAAAATCTGATGTTAAAGATAAAAATTTTAACTATAAGTTATTTAGTGAAAGTGAATTGGAAAAGTTAAAAAAATATCGTGGGTATGAGGAGCCGGAAGAAGAAATGGTTGGTCGTGAAGAACCAATACCGGTAGAAATGATGGGGGAGGGGATAATAAATCATGTACAAGAAAGAACCAATGACCTGGGCATTATTCAAGATGAAGGGTTAGAATATTTAAGACAAAGATTACAGACATTAAGACCAAGAAACCCTATTGAGGTTGGTGATGATTTACCAATTTAAAAAAATATAATATGAAAACATTTACATTAGATGATGATCAGGTTAAAAAATTGGATGAGTGGAAAGAACACATAAAGGTTATCTACGGTGAATATGGTCAGTATGAATATAAATTCACCTCAAATGGTATTGGACAAATAGTAGAGGTCTATAGTAAATTAGCAAATGCAACTTTAGATCTTACAGATGTGAGTAAATGGTAAAACAAATTATAAAACCCCCTTCATTTTGATGGGGGTTTCTATTTTATCACATATTTATATTAAAAACATTTTATGAAAGATAAAAAACTTATACTTGAGGAGTTAAATAGGATTAAAAACCTTATGGGTTACGATCGTTCTAAGACATTAAATGAACAAGAAGGTTATGAAGGTTATGCTGATATATTAAAAAGTTTAGATAGTGATTCCGGTACTAATATTTATGGGACTTCAGATGGTAAACCAAGAAGATTTAGGACACCAGATGGTGATATTTTTGATTCTGCCGTTGATAAAGGAAAAACACCTAAAGGTTCAAAATGGATTAATAAACCTGAAAAGGTTATTGATGCGGTAAAAGATGTTGCGTCTAATAAAAACGTTCAAACTGCAACAAACACTGTTGGAGGAGGTAAAGTAGTAAAATCAGTCACAGGTATAGGAAAAAATGCTGCGTCAAGTGCTGAAGTTGCAGGAGCCGAATCTGCGGTAGGTGCTGAAGTTGCGGGAGCGGAAGCTGCGGTAGGAGCGGAAGCTGCGGTAGGAGCAGAAGCTGCGGCGGTAGGTGCGGAAACTGCGGCGGTAGTAGGAGGAGCGGAAACCGCGGCAGTAGTAGGAGGAGCGGAAGCTGCGGCGGTGGTAGGAGGAGCGGAAGCTGCGGCGGTGGTAGGTACTGAGGTCGCGGTAGGGGCAGGAGCGGCCGCTGCGGTTGGTGGTGGTGAAGCGGCAGCGGCTGCGGCTACTTTTTTAGGTTTAGGTCCTGTTGGTTGGGCAATAATTGGTGTTGCGAGTATCGCGGCTTTAGGTGTTTGGGCGTACACAAAAGACGATAAAATGGGTATGGTTGAAAAATTATTTGATATTTGTCAATCAAGTAGTGACAAGGATAAGTGGAAAAGATATATGAGTGATACAGAGGTTAAAAAGAATTCAGGGATATTATATCATGCCATGGAAGGTTTGGGTACAGATGAAGAAGCGGTTTACGGTGTATTCAAATCATTTAAAAGTCCTGGTGATTTTTGTGCGGTAGGTGAAAAATATGAAAATACATTTGGAGAATCTTTGTTAGAGGCGTTAAATGGTGATTTTGATTATGGTTGGGAAGGCATTGCTGAACCATTAGTTGATATGACTAAAAAATACGCACAAACTGAATCTGAAGAATATTGTAAAGATCACGTTGAAGAATGTGCTGAGAATTTAAAAAAATATTGTAAAAAAATACCTAACGATCCTAAATGTAACGTTTTACAATCAGAAGATTTATTAGTAAAGGCTAAAAAATGTGGTCATAAATCTGTGGAAGATTATAAAAACTCTGATTGGAAATGTGATCCAAGTTCATCAGGTGGTGGTAATGACGGGACAGGAAAAAGTGAGTATGTGAATTGTAATGGTGAATATCATAAAGGATGTAAAGGACCAAGAATAGTGCAATTACAAAAATGTTTAGGTGTTGGTGTTGATGGTAAGTTCGGAGAAGAAACGGAAAAGGCATTAGAAGAAAAAACAAAGAACAAAACCATCAATGACGAAGATGTTAAGAAAATATGTGGTAAAAAGTAAAATATTAACACATTTTTAAACCCCATCTTACCAGGTGGGGTTTTTTATTTGGAATTAATTCACTATATTTGCAATATGGTAGGACTTATACTTTTTTTGTTAATCATAATAATCTCTGTTTTTATGGGGAAAATTAATAAAGATAAGGACCATCCATTTAATAAGTTTATAAATGATAGGAGAAAATAAAATATTTGTTATTTTAAATTTTTTAGATACACATTATGGTGAATTAGTGTGTAGTCCAAAAAATCTTTGTTATCATAAAGAAGGTGAGATTTATTTTAGATTTAACATAAAAGAAAAGGTTATATATTTGGAATATAAAAATTTTGTTCAACCAATATGTAAAGCGTTAAACATTGATGATGAAATGTTAGATGACTTATATGAGATAATTGAAGAATGGATTGAATATGTTTTTAAAATTAAAGGATCAATAATGTAATTATGAAAGTATTAGTTCTAGATAACGATGGTGTAATTTGTCTCTCCAACAATTGGGGTGGACGAACAAAGAAATGGGCGAAATATCGTTCAGCAAATCCTGATTCAAGTAAGGAACGTAAAGATGCTCCGGTATCTGTAAGATTTGATGACTTTGATAAGAAAGCGGTTAAAATCCTTAATGAGATCCTTGAAGAGACAGGTGCTGAAATTGTTGTATCGTCTGATTGGAAATTACACGCAACTCTTGAAGAACTTGGTGACTACTACGAAAGTCAGGGGATCATCAAACGACCAATTGCGGTAACTACTAATCTTGGTCAGTGTACTTGGTATAACGATCAAGTTTGGGTTTGGTCACCAAGATGGAATTTGGAAATGACTCGTGTTATTGAGATTACCCAATACCTACACGATCACCCTGAAGTAACACATTGGGTTGCGGTTGACGATCTTAATATGGGTAAGAATGGTGAGGACTGGAAAAACTGGGGAATTGATAATTTTGTTTTAACTCCAAAAAGTAGTGAAGGTATTAAACAATTAAGTATTAAAGAAAAAATATTAAAGTTTCTGAGAGATGAGTAAAGATGAAATGAATGAATTTCTTGAATCTATAGGCGGGCTTGAGAATGGGTATTACTCAGACAGACCAACTATTAAACACTGCGAGGTGTTTGATGTTGATAGTGGATGGTACCCATTGATTAAAGAACTGATTGAAGATCTAATAAAACTTGGTTGGGACAAACAATTATGTCAGGTTAAAGAAAAGTTTGGTGGGTTAAGATTTTACATCAATGCCGGATCTGATGAAATTTTTAAAAGAATAACATTGGCTGAAAATCAAAGTTATGAGATTTGTGAAACCTGTGGGGAAAAGGGAGATATGAGAACAGATATTGGTTGGTATAGAACATTATGTAATAAACATTATGAAGAACATAAATCAAATATTCAGAAATAATAAACATCTAATGGATGAACCTGAAGTTCAAGAACTTGTTGAGTACACAAGAGAACTTGAAGACGAGGTACTTCAAAGGAAGATTGAGGATTCATACGATAAAGAACATATGTTAAGATCTATGTTATTGGATATATTAACAAGTTGTCGTGACATGGAGGAAACAAACGAATTATCAAAAAGATATCCTGGTATGTACGAAAAATGTGATTCTGAATCTTTAATTAAAAATTTAAAGAATTATATTATGGATATGAACGCAAAAAATGATTTAAGGATATGAATAAGATTGGTTTAAGTGAAAATTGTTTTGGTGTTGATGTTGAGATAGATGATGAATCATTATTTATCCATGAGTACGACAATAGGAGTCCTGAGATAATAAATGATTTGCAGGATAAATTGATTGATAACCTAAGATCAATAAAAAATAAATTAAGTATGAATGATTGGACAGAGATTGTTCATTTGATTCTCAATCATGGAGATGAGTTTGAGTATGATGTTGAGAATTCAACGGATTACGAATCTTGTGATCAGTGTGGTAATTGGAATCATAATCATATATATAACAGAAAAAAAAATGAGTAGAGTAAAATTATTTGTAATTGATGAGAAACCTTATCTTGGATCAACGGAAGAAATTTTTGTTGGGGATGACGCTATTGTAACGGTAAACGGACAATATCCAATGATTGTTAAGTGTGAAAACGAAACAGTATTAAATTTGATTAAGGATCCAAAATTAACCTTAACAAAAAGTTTTAAGATCCATGCAAGACCAGATAAGTTGAAACTAACCCCTGAGGATATTGATAGAATATTATCTATTGATGAAGGTGTATGTGAGGTTGAAAATTTTGAAGGTAGTATTAGGTTTATCTAAAAATAATTCATATCTTTGATAAAAATAAGATATGGTGAAAAAAGCTGAAATATTGAGTCAGGAGTTTAAACTCACGTTTGCGCAAGATTCGGACTGCCTTAGTACGGAAGATCAATTCTTAACAATCAAAACTGATAACGGTGGTGGTGGTGACTTCTTTGTAATTGAAACAGAAAGATGGTCGTTTGATTCCTTTGATGAGTTAATTGAGTTGTTTAATAAGTTTAAAGAAAAACACGAAAAAATCAAAGAATAAAATTTATGAAAAAATTAATGTTTATTATGTTATTGGGTATAACTTCCTGTACCATGAAAGAATATAAGTATGAAATTCATGGTAAAGTTAATGTTTCTACTTCAGGTTCAAACCAAATGAGAGATGCGATATGGTTAACGGACACAATTAGTTTTGATGGTGATACCGCATATTACTTTAATAGTGACGGGTCTCAGGTAAGAATTAGTCCACCATATACTTTAATTAACAAATCTTTAAATAAAAAATAGTAAAATGAAAAAAGTTTTTTTAGCAATTTTAATGGGTGTTATGATAACATCTTGTACAGAAAATTCAAGAGTTAGAAACTTTGGAGGGGATGGAACCCTTAGATTACCAAAAGGACAAAAGTTGGTTAATATTACTTGGAAAGAAACTCAGCTTTGGTATTTAACAAGACCAATGACATCAAAGGACTCTTGTCAAACATATACATTTCAGGAAGAATCGTCTTTGGGTTTGATAGAAGGAACGTACACAATAATTGAAACTAAGTAATATGAGTTTATTTAAAATTTATGAGGTAGGTGGAAAAGTTAGAGATGAGATCTTAGGTCTTCAATCTAAAGACGTTGACTATGTTGCGGTTCCAAGTGATACGTTATTGGAAAAGTACAAAAGTGCTCATGAAATGTTTGTTATTTTGGAGACATTCCTTACTAATGAAAAGTTTGAGATATTTCTTTCAACTCCTGATTGTTTCACTGTTAGAGCTAAGTTCCCTAAGGATCACAAATATCAAGGTGTTGCAGACTTTGTAATGGCTCGTAAAGAGATTGGGTATGTGGAAGGTACAAGAACACCTATCGTTGTTCCAGGAACCCTTAAAGATGATTTGGAACGTAGGGATTTCACTGTTAACGCAATGGCAAAAGATGATGATGGTGAGATTATAGATTTGTTTGATGGAATGAAGGATTTAGGGAAGATGGTTTTAAGTACACCACTACCAACAAAACAAACATTTGATGATGATCCACTTCGTGTCTTAAGAGCAATTAGATTTGCAATCACAAAAGGGTTTAGTTTGAAACACTTGGATTACTACATCAACAACTACAATTACGAAACAAAGATGAAGGTTGTTTCTTCTGAAAGAATCCGTGAGGAGTTGTTGAAATGTTTCAAACACGACACCATGTTGACTTTGGATATGTTAAACGATTACCCAACGTTAAAGAGATATATTTTTGAAAACAAATTAATGTGGTTAAAACCCACAATGGAAATTTAATAAATTATGGAAAATAGAAGTAAACATTACGGAGACGTAGACAAATGGGTAAGAAAAGTAATTGATTCATGTGAGACATATGAACAAACTTTTGGTGTAAGAAGTTTGATACTTAATTTTGAGGGTCAAATGTGTCGTAATAAAGTTGATCATAATTTAATTTGGTCTGTTAGATCTTCTTTAGATTTAGAATTGAAATTTAAACGAGATGAACTAAGAAAAAAACAATTAGAGAATGAAGTTTGAAATTATATAAAATGGAAAGTAATAGAATATGAATTTTACGAATAGAGAACAGATTGGTGATTTCATTAAGTTTCATAACTTAAATGGAATTGGTGTTGAATTAGGATCCTTCAAAGGGCAATTTGCGAACACAATATTAAACAATTGGGGTGGAACCTTATTGATGGTTGATGTATGGAGAGAATTACCTCATCAGGAGTATGATGATGTCTCAAACCATAGAGAACACATTGACGCATATTCTCAGGCTATGGATAACATTAAGGGATTTGAAGATCGTGCTTATATGTTAAGAATGAAGGGTGAACACGCTTGTAATTTCATTGAGGATAAATCATTAGATTTTGTGTATATTGATGCTAACCACACATATCAGGCAGTTAAAGAAGATATTAGATTATGGTACCCTAAGGTTAAGTCGGGTGGTTTGATTATGGGTCATGATTATTTATCTGATTATTTTTATGAGGGTCAAATTGAAAAGGATCAACCTTTATATACTTTCCCTGATGGACAACCTGAGAAGTCAACATATACAGGAATGTTTGGTGTTAACCCGGCAGTGGATGAATTCTGTCTTAACAACGGATATAAAGTAAATAAAACCGATGAGTTTCTTGCCAGTTGGTGGTTCATTAAAAAATAGTTTATGGAAAATAGGATATCAATTATACTTCATTGTACTGAGAATTATTTACAGAACTCTTTGAATTTAGTTAAGTCATTAAATCTATATCATAATAATTTAGATTTTTATTTATACACACTTAATTTTAAATATAATTCTGAAATACCAAACTTAACCACGGTTCCTGTTGAATCATTAAGTATTGAAAACAATATGAGTTTTGTTGGAAACAAAAATGATGTATCCAACAAGAATATGTTTAAGTCAGTGTTCTTCAAAAGTAAGGTAGTATTACATACGTTAGAGCATCTTAATTTAGATCAGGCAATCTACATTGATTCTGATATGGTACCTACAGGTGATATATCTGGACTATTTAAATATTTTGATCAGGTTGAGGATTATCCGTTAATCCAACAGGGGTTGTTTGAATATCAAATAAATTACGGTAGAGGTAATCCATTCCACAATGGAGGTTTTGATGAGACAAATATTTTGGAATATCCATTAATGAAAATGAACCACATACCGGTAAAAAATAGAACGCATTATTCTGTTACATCGGTAATGGTTTACAATAAAAATTGTAAACAATTCCTCAAAGAATACGATTGGTTAAACGAGTTTGCATTTAATTTGGATCTTGAAGAAATTAAGTTTTACTATCCATTTAGTGATGAGACAACCATGAATGTTTTATTGTGGAAATACAAGTACAACAAAAGATTACCATTTTTACAGATGAACATTGATGATATTAATAATGTTAAAGAATATTATGAATCAAACTATGAGAATGAAAAAGAGGTGACATCTTATGTTAGAGTTCCTAGTAAAGAAAAGAGAAGAGACATATTATTTTTCCATGGGGCTAAAGGTGAGTTGTCAAATGAAATTGTAACATTACAAAATAATGTTTTTAACTCAAGAATAGATTTAGATGAAAATAGATATTACATTTCAAGTAATATAGATTTTGATAGAGAGTTAAGTATTATTTTTTACGATGGTGATAATTTTATATATTCTTCAGTAAGTCACATAAAAAAAGGTTTTGAATATTGGTTTTCACCTGGTAGACACCTAAATACGGTAAATGACTTAAATGTTAAAATTTACGATGGTTATAGATTGATATATAAAAAAGTGTAAAATAAATTAGATTGGTACTGATAATATTTGTATATTTGTAAAATATTATTTATAGAAATACAAACATGATTAACAATATTGAACTTATAAAACCATTACTTAACTTCACTGACGATGGTGATTTCTATATGTTGTATGTATTCAAACGTAAGAAAGATCAACCTGAAGGTGAGAGAGACAACCACCAATCAGTTCGTACCATCAAAACTTATTGTGTTGATTCTATTGAATACTTGGAGAAACGATATGATGAGATTAAACAACTTTGTGAGATGTTTAAGGCTCGTGCATACATTCACGTTCAGAAACAAAACCATAAGGATGTTTCATTGGAGATGATGATGTCCTTGGCTGAAAGAATTAAAAACGGACAACACATTCAGAAAGGTTTGTTTGACTCAGTTGTTGGACAAATAAAGACCAACGAGAAGAGGTGGATTGTTGATGTTGATAGTAAGGACAACAAAGAGTTATTAAAGGTTAAACTTGCAATTGACAGTTGTGCTCCTTTTGGGAAAGATAAAATCATAAGTGAAATCCCTACCAAAAACGGATATCATTTGATTACCGATAGATTTGATGTCTTGCAGTTTAGTAATGTATATCCTGATATAGATATTGTAAAAAAAAACCCAACATTATTATATTATCCTAAATCATTATAATTTATAACATTTAAATTTTTCTTTTGGATGTCGTAATATATTTATAAGATATGTATCATTATGTTTATAAATTAGAATTACCGAAAACAAAAGAATTTTATTTTGGTAGTAGAACATCTAAAGTTGAACCAACTAAAGATGTTTATTATATGGGGTCTATGAGGTCTTGGAAAACAGATAAAAAAAAATTAATTAAAACTATTATTAAATGTGATTTTATTAATAGAGAAGATTGTATTAGATATGAACGAGAGTTAATCATTGAACATATTTCCGATAAATTAAACAGGAATGCCCATATTCCTGATGTTGGTTTTAAAACTGTTGGTTTGGGACAATATATGGGTGAAAATGGTAAAGTTTATAGAGTACCAAAAGATGATGAGTTAGTTTTGAATGGGACATTAAAACCATTTTGGTACGGTAGGAAACATAATGAAGAGTCAAAAAAGAAAATGAGTCAATCAGCTCTTGGTAAAAAAATTACCGATGAAACAAAAAAGAAGATGAGTGAATTTTGGAAGGGTAAATTAAAGACCTCCGAAACAAAAACTAAAATGAGTGAATCCGCAAAGGGTAAAAATAATAATTATAAAAGATATTTAGAACGAACCGGATTACCTCACGCTAAATCTAAACCTGTTTTACAATTTTCATTAGACAATGAATTTATTAAAGAATGGACGAATGCTTTAATTGCTTCAAAAGAATTAGAATTATCTTACAAAGCAATAAATAATTGTTTAAGGAAAGGATATAAAAAGTCACAAGGTTTTATTTGGAAATACAAATAATTTTTAGTATCTTTAAGAAATATAAATAAGTTTTATATTACCCAAATACATTAGAAAATGGATTATAAAAAAATAAAAAGAAAAGAATGTTTATTTGAGATCATTAATGATGTCACAAATGGCATGGACATATACAACCATAATGGATCTTTTTGGTTAATTAATACCGAAGAATTAAAATGGATGGTTGAATTTACTAAAGAAAAAACATTGTGGTATAACTACAATTTATTTAAATCTTTATTTAAGGGAATATCTTTAGATCTTATGGAAAATCAAGAATATATAACCGAATGGTTTGAGTCAAGATTTCTTAAACCTGAGGTGGTTGAAGATACCATTCAAAATGGGGTGAGACACACCAGCATAACAAATGCTAATGCTGAGAAAAGAGTTGAAGATACCATTCAAAATGGGGTGAAACACACCGAAGAAAGTAATCCGTGGATGTGCATGGGTGTTGAAGATACCATTCAAAATGGGGTGAAACACACCAATAAAGCGATTATCCGTATTAATAGTGTAGTTGAAGATACCATTCAAAATGGGGTAAAACACACCAATCGTACGTTGGAACCATTGAGCATTATAGTTGAAGACACCATTCAAAATGGGGTTAGATACACCTCTACTTACTATTCTGAACAACCCGATTCAGTTGAAGATACCATTCAAAATGGGGTGAAACTCACCTCAGATATAGGGAAAGAGAACGCAACACGAGTTGAAGATACCATTCAAAATGGGGTGAAACACATCAAGGTAAATCATCATCCATTGCATCAGATAGTTGAAGACACCATTCAAAATGGGGTGAAACGCACCAGAAGGAACTTCAGGAAGAAACACCAAAGAGTTGAAGACACCATTCAAAATGGGGTGAAACGCACATCTACGGTTGGTCATCTTCATCCGGAACTGGTTGGAGATATTATTCAAAATGGGGTGAAATACACCCGAATGATAGAGGAAGAAGATTCGTTTGAGGTTGAAGATGCCATTCAAAATGGGATAAAATACATCTCCAGTTCTGTTGGAAACTGTAAATATGATGTTGAAGATATCATTCAAAATGGGGTGAAAGAAACCATCCAAAATGGACAAAAGAACAAGTTGAGAGTTAAAGATACCATTCAAAATGGGGTGAAGGAAACTGAATTACATAAAGGGGTTAGACCATTGGCAGTTGAAGATACCATTCAAAATGGGGTGAAACGCACCAATCGTTCAAGTACAGATTGTCCCAAAAGCGTTGAAAATACCATTCAAAATGGGGTGAAGTACGCCTTTCCATTGTCAAAACTGACAGTCACTTCAGTTGAAGATACCATTCAAAATGGGGTTAAAGAGATCGGGGATATTTGTCTACGACGAAGCAGCGTTGTTAAAGACACCATTCAAAATGGAGTTAAACACACCGTTATTGGTGACATCTTTAATGATTGTGCGGTTGAAGATACCATTCAAAATGGGGTGAAACACATCGAGATTGGGTGGGCACAATATAATAAAGTTGAAGATGCTATTAAAAATGGGGTGAAAAACACCAGTCCAAAGATTTTTGAAAATAAGAAGCTTGTTGAAGATACCATTCAAAATGGGGTGAAAAACACCCTGTTTTTGCCTGAATCGATTCAATCAGGAGTTGAAGATACCATTCAAAATGGGGTGAGAAATATTTCCCCAATGACACAATATATTGATTGGCAAGTTGAAGAAATAATCCAAAATGGGGTGAAAAACACCATAGATCTTAAACTTTCACGAGAAAACACTGTTAAAGATACCATTCAAAATGGGGTGAAACACACTGAAGATGGTGATTGGTTAGATGGTGATGAAAGGTTTAATGATATTATCCAAAATGGAGTGAAACACACTTTAGGGACAGAATATATGCAAAAATCAATGGTTAATGATGTTATTGAAAATGGTGTAATTAATTTAAAGAAATAAAAAATGATAAAAAGAGAACACTTACAATTTATTTACAATCGTCTTATTAACATATACGGTGAAAAACCTACCTATGACTACATGATCAGATTAAAAGTCATATTGGATGAAATTGAATTAAAGGAAATTAATGACAACATTAATAGGATGAAAGTTGAAAACAATGAAAGATCTGAAGTAATTGTTAAATGTGTTGACAATTGTACCTGTATGTCTGTTGACAAGTTCAATGATGATACCGATTATTACATAACGTTTTATAAAACTTATGGGAATAAATCTTTGTGGGGTAGAGTTAAGGAAGCTTGGAAAACCATTAGAGGTTTAAACTCAGATTTAAATGAAATTGTTTTAACCAAAGAAGATTATCAAAAATTAAGAAATTTTTAAATATGGTCAAAAAAACTTTTTATCAGATTAATAAATGGTTTGAATTAAATCTTGGTTGGTTTTTTGTGAACGGAATAAAACAAGAAGTTTGGGAAGAATACTTACGTAAAAAATATAAAAATGGAAATAGAAAAATTTGAACAGGCAAAAATAATCAAAGAAAATCTTGATAGATTGGAAAGACAAAAATACAAACTAGAAGGTGCTCTTAAAGGTTGTGGGTTGGGGGTAAAAATTGAGTTTACGAATCCTGGACCGTTTATGGTAAAAGGTGATGTAAGTTTTAATAACAAGGAGATTATCATAGAAATGATATCCAAAGAACTTGAAAGATTGAATAAAGAAATAGAATTGGTAAATAAAGAATTTGAGTTAATATAATTGAAATGGATAAACTACAACAACTATGTAAGTATATCTACGATTCTTCTGTTATGAGTTATAATGGTAAAACCAACCCTAACAAACAGGTTCTTAACATTAAACAATTGATCTTAACTTATATTAAGAATGAAATAACACCATGTGAACTAACGGATCAGGAAAAAATATCTTACATTATTGATAATGAAATGGAAATTACTCTTGCGGTTTCAAAAGGTCATCAAGCCAATAATGGTGATCAATATCAGGAAGCAAGAGTTAAGATTAAAGAATATCGGTTAGAATTAGGTTTAATAAAAAAATAAAAGTATATTTGTAATATGGACAAAGTTAGAATTTATTTAGATGATGTAAGAACGCCAGTGGATCCAAGTTGGATCGTTGTACGTTCTTATGATGAGTTCGTTCAAAAGATCAACTCAATTGGGTTGGAGAATATTGAATTAATATCGTTGGATCACGACTTAGGTGATAGTGCGATGGCGGAATGGCACTACGGTGTTGTGAAAAACTACATAATCAATTACGATAACATCACTGAGAAAACTGGTATGGATTGCACCAAATGGTTGGTTAACCAATGGTTGGATGGTAAACCTGTAGTAGAAGTTGTGATCCACTCTGCAAATGCCGTAGGTAGCGGTAATATGATGGGATACATCAACAATTACAGACACTTGAATAGAATGCCTCAGAATTGTGTGAGAGTTCATATAGAACACACCGTATAAAACAAATGAAGAAGATAAAGATTTATTTGTTTGTCTGTTTGTACTATCTTAATGTGGTAAAACAATCTATATTAAATATATTTTTAAAGAAATGAGTGATTTAGAAAGATTAGAAAATCAATTAGAGGAAATTGAAATGGTTCGTTATAGAATGGAGAATGAAGGTTTCCACTATTGTTTCAAACATTACTCATCATTCAAAGAAGTTCAGGATGAAAAGTTCCACGAACTGAGAAGAAAGTATTTGGAGGTATCTCATGAACTTGATGAATATGTCCATTCAACGATCAACACATTGAGAGATAAAATTGATGGATTGGAAGACATCAATTAAATAAATAAAATAATATGACACTAGGAGAATTTATTAAGAACTTTAGTCATAACAATATCATTAGGTTACATTACAAGGAACCTAGTGGTACTGGACTTGTATTGAGAGATTGGAACGATGTTTCAATGGACCACGAGATTTTAAAAGGTAAGGGTAAAAACCGACATTACATTAACAATGAGGTATTGGGACTAACGGGAATTAATTTCGGACAGGGATATACTCATTATCCTGAAGCAATTAACATAGTAATTGAGAGATTAGAAAACCAACCTATGATTGAGGAAACTCCTGACGAAACTGAATTTAATACCGAAAGTTGTGAATAAATTAGATAAACAATAGAAAAATATGAACAACCTAGATAAATCATACCAATCACTCCTTCAAGACATTCTTGATAACGGAGTAAAAAAAGAAACTAGAAACGGAGGAACATTATCTGTATTCGGTAGACAGATTCGTCATAATATGAAAGATGGATTTCCACTTCTTACAACCAAGAAGATGGCTTGGAAAACTATGGTAACTGAATTACTATGGTTTTTAAGAGGTGATACCAACATCAAATACCTTGTTGATAATGATTGTCATATTTGGGATGGTGATGCTTATAAGAGATATGTTGATAGTGATGAAGTAAGATGGCCAAAGAGTAAAGAAGATTTTATTGAACATATCAAAACAGATGATGAGTTTGCTAGAAAGTGGGGTGATTTAGGTCCTGTGTATGGTAAGCAATGGAGAAGTTGGCATACAGGTTGGGATGTAGTTGAAGATAAGAGTAAAGAGGCAGGTGTAAGAAGGATTGAGTACGGAATTGACCAAATCGCAAACCTAATCCGTGACCTTAAAACAAACCCAGACTCAAGACGATTGATGGTTAATGCTTATAATATTGGAGAACTGGACACGATGGTGCTTCCACCTTGTCATTATGGATTTCAATGTTATACAAGAGAGTTGAGTTTGGAGGAAAGATATGAGTTGATGAAAAAATTAGATAACTGGGTGTCAGTTCATTACAAAGAACCTAAAACAATGGAATATATGGATAAACATAATATCCCAACCAGAGCAATCTCTTTAATGTGGGTCCAACGCAGTGTCGATTCGGCACTTGGATGGCCGTATAACGTCAGCTCATATTCTTTGTTACTTATGATGTTGGCAAAACAAGTCAATATGGTTCCTGATGAGGTTATTTGTAGTTTAGGTGATTGTCATATCTACTTAAATCATATAGATGGTGTTAAAGAACAATTAACAAGGGAGTCATATCCATTACCGAATGTTAGATTATCTGAAAGGGCAGTAAATGATATTTCAGAATATACTTTGGATGATATTGTTTTAGAAAATTATCAATCACACCCAAAAATATATTTCCCGTTATCAAATTAATTTTAGGTACACACTGATGATTTATGGTGTCAGTATTCTGATTTACCAAGTGTAATGTCTTACGATATGCCAAAAGAAAATAAATACCCCGATAATGCAGTATGGAGTGAGGAGAAGGGTTATTATGCCCATCTTCTTCCATATGCAACAAATGTTGGGTCTCCGGTCATAATTCCTGATAATGTATCAACTTGGAAAAATGAAAAGATCCTTAAAACCAATCATTACTTCAATAAAAGGTATGATGAGATAAAGGAAGAGTATAATAAATTGGTTGATGAGTTTGAGTGGAATAGAATGGTTTACTCATCAAATTACAATTTCCAACCTGTTGTTGGGGAAAAATATTACCTATACCGTAGAAATAATGGGGAATATTTCTTATCATTAATAAGACCAACTGAATGGAGACAAGAGTTTGTTGGGGAGTTTGAACTGGACTCAGAAAATAAATGGATTAAAAAAAATTAAAATGTCAAAATTAAACGAAAACATTGAATTATTTAAGTGTTATGTGAGAGCATCACACTTCACAAAAAAAGAAGAAGATAAGGACGATTATCACAAAGCTTATGCATTTGCAGTTCAATCATTGGCGGGTAAAATATTAACATTTCATGTTATGACTGATTATGGAATGTTAAGATCAAGAGTCCCAATATCTGAAATTTTTATGGAAATACCTAAAAATGATATTCCATTTGATTTTAAACAATTATGGGATTGTTTCTCTGAAAATGTAAGTGTTATTACCTATGATTATCTTTATGAAAAAAGATGTCAGGTCGCATTAAAAGACGGGTCAAAAGTTTGGGCTACTTATCTTATGACAGTAGACTGGTATAGAAATCCATATTCTGATGAACCATCTGATTATAAGTGTGGGCATATACTAATTGCGGATGATGGTTATCTACTTTGTCAACCTAACAACAGAATATATTGGAAAGATTCAAATTGGGTGACCAAACCATTCCCAATAGAACCATCAAGTTTAAAAGTTGATACACACATTGAGTCAGTGGAAGCTCAATCGGATAAATGGGTATCTGAAGATTCAAACAACTATTATTACGAAATAAAAAACACAGAAAATAAATTATAATATTATGAATTACGGAAAAGAGTTTAGAAGTTTTGCAAAAAGCGAAGGGATTAGTTCAATGGCATTAGATCAGTTTGAAGCGTCATTAACACCATACATTTTGGAGGAAAGAGAGTTACGTGCGACTCAAATTGATATCTTCTCAAGGTTGATGCGTGATCGTATATTATGGTTATCAGGACCTGTAAATCAAAATATGTCTGATATTGTACAAGCTCAATTATTGTTTTTGGATTCTGTGGAGAAGAAAGACATTACGTTGTATCTTAATAGTCCTGGAGGATCTGTGATGTGTGGTCTTGGTATTGTTGACCTTATGAACTATGTTAGTTCTGATATTGTCACAACTAATTTAGGTATGTGTGCATCAATGGGATCTGTTTTACTTTCTTCAGGTACCAAAGGTAAAAGATCATCTTTAATTCATTCTAAAGTAATGACTCACCAAGTAAGTCATGGTACACAAGGAAACATTCAAGACACACGTATTGATCAGATGGAAGGTGAAAAATACAATTACATCTTATTTAAAATTTTGGCTGAGAATTGTGGAAAAACATTCCAAGAGGTGTTGGACTTCTCTGAAAGAGACAGATGGTATAACTCAGATGAGGCAATGGAGTTTGGGTTAATAGATGAAGTTATTGGAGTTGATAAAAGTAAGAGTATTACAAATTACTTAGATGGATTTGATGAATACTATAAAAAGGAAGTATTAAAAATTAAAAAATAAAAAAAATGACAGAAAAAATAATTTTAAAAGAAACGGTTACTACGGGTAGACCTGTAGTAGAAAAAAAACCAAAAAAAAGGACTTATAAACCTAGAAAGAAAAAAGTAATAACTGAAGAAAATTTGGATAATCATCAAGTTGATAACTCAGAAAAACCATATGTTACAAAAAGTGAAGAAAATAAAATAGTAAAGAAGGTTGGCAAATATTGTATTGGTGCTGGCGAAGGGTTTTGTATTCATTTTGAGAAAAAACCAAATTGGTTACATAGAAAATGTATGAAACTATTTCTAGGATGGAAGTGGAACGATTATAAAACTAAATAAAAAAATTAGTGTAATGGGTAAAATAAATGTCATTGATGATTTAAAAGGTAATTACGAATATTACCTTACCATCGGGAAACTTAGAAAGTTTTTGGAGGATCATCCTGAATTACCTGATGATGCTCTTGTTCTTGCCCAAAGAGTTGAAGATAAGTATTATGAGCAACACGGATGGGGTGTGGTATTGAAAGAAGGAGAACAGTATAATATGTCTATGACCCATAATGCCCGAATGGAAGAAGAAATCCAAAGGAGAAAGAATGGAGAAGAACCAATGTACTATGTGGATGATCCTTCAAAACATATTCATGAGTTAACTGATGATTTGAAAGACCAATACCATCCTGCATTTTGTTGTGTAAAATATACAGATGACGACAATCTTTATTTGGATTTACACTATTAATTTTGTATATTTGTATTATGAAATTAACTATCATATCAGACACACACGGAAAACACAAACACGTACACCACGATTTACCTGGTGGTGATTTGTTAATCCATGCGGGTGATATTAGTTCTATGGGTTACGAACACGAGATACGTGAGTTTGCTGCTTGGTACGATAAAATCGTAACCTATGACCATAAAGTATTCATTGCAGGTAATCATGATTGGGGTTTTCAAAACAATGTTGAGAAAGTAAAAGATATATTAACAGGGTACAAGACTATTGAATACGTCCAAGATGAGTTAATGACTACACAAGATGGTGATGGTCCTGAAGTTAAAATTTGGGGATCTCCTTGGCAACCTGAGTTCTACAATTGGGCATTTAACTTACCACGAAATGGTGAAGAGTTGAAAGCAAAATGGGATATGATTCCTGAAGGTATTGATATATTGATTACTCACGGACCGGCTTGGGGAATATTAGATGATGTTGAAGGTAACCGCAATGTTCACTTGGGTTGTGAATTACTTGCGGAGAGAATCAAACAAATCAAACCTAAGATCCATATCTGTGGTCATATCCATACTGGTCATGGACACTACTTTGATGGTCACACACACTACTTCAATGCGTCTGTATTGAACGAACGATATCTTTATTCACATACTCCATGGAATATTGATTGGGACCCTATAACTAACGAAATTAAATTTATATAATGGAACAACCAAGAATAATCAACAACAGAATATTCTATGATGAGAGAGGATCATTTAGTCCTCTTTCGTTGTTTGAATTAGACAAGGAATGGAAACAAAGTAATATTAGCGTGAACCCAAAAAAGTTTACATTAAGAGGATTACATTATCAAACAGGAGAAACCTCCCAAGCAAAATTGGTAAAGGTCATTAATGGTAGAATTTTAGATTTTGTGGTGGATTTAAGGAAACCACTTAGATCGTATAATAACTGCCAATTTTTTGAAATGAAAGGTGGTGATGAATTAATTGTCCCAAGAGGGTTTGCTCATGGGTTCATAACATTGGAAGAAAATACTATAGTACAATATTTGGTTGATAATGATTACAGTCCAAAAACTGAAGGATCGTTATTGTGGTCTTCATTTTCTGAGATTAAAAATGAGATATTAAGGTTAGATAGTACGTTTGATGAATCTAGTATTATTATATCAGAAAAGGATTTGGTTGTAAAATCATAAACTTGAGTATATTTATTAATAAAAAACTATGGAAAAAAATCTAACAGAAAAATTGTTTGAAGAATTAAAAAAACAAGGTTTATACGAACAGGAAGATACAATTGAAGACAAAGATGACAATAATGAAAATGATTCAGAGTCCGAAGGAAGTAATGATCAGTTTTGTGAAATAGTTTGTAAGTTATTACATTCACAAACACAAGTACATATCCTTCATTTACAAACAACTTCATATTCAGAACATAAAGCACTACAAAAATATTATGAAGGTATAGATGGATTAGTTGACGGGTTAGTTGAATCATATCAGGGTAAACACGGATTAGTTAAAAATTACAAAACTTTTGATATGGTTGATTATAAGTCAAATGATCAATTAATTAAGTACTTTAAAGAGTTATTGGATGTTATTTCTGATAATCGTGATTCAGTTAAAGAAAGTTATTTGCAGAACCAAATTGATACTGTAGAAGAACTAATAAATTCTACTCTTTACAAATTAAAATTTCTTAAATAAATGATTAAGTCAACTTTGAATGAGAATGAACAAATATCTTCACAACACGAAGATATAGATAGTAAATTGTTTTATTTCTTAATTAGAAGACTTAAGGTTAACGAAAGAAAGATAGGTGATGACTGGGGAGGATTAAAAGTTAAGGAATACAAATTTGAAGGGTTGCCAGGATATGGGTTTAATGGGTATATGTCAAAAAAAGACATGGAAAATAGTATTGTAAATATGTTATATGAAAATGATATGACTGATTATGTTTACGATATGGATGAACAAGATCCTGAAAGAGTAAAAATTATTAGGACAATAAGAAAATTTTTAAATTTTATGTTGTCAGATCAAAAATAAATTCGTACATTTGTAGAAGTATTAATTAAAACAAAAAAATAAAAAAATGGTAAAAGGTTCAACAAAAGGTCGTTACATTTGTAAAGTTGGTTTTTTAGATGTTTATGCGATGGAAGCTATTAAAAAACAATCTGGGAAAGGTGATAACAAAGAAGTCGCTTCAACTACTTATCAAATCGTACATGGTAAGAAGATTAAAGAACGTGGTCTTAAAAACAAAGACATGGCGGTTGAGAAAGCCTTGGAATTGTTAGGTGATAAAAGAGTTAACTACGGGTTATAAAATTAAGGATTGTAAAAATAAAGTCGGACTTAGATCCGACTTTTTTATTTTTTAAAAGATATGTTAACTATTATACTTTCGGATAGATCTCTACCTAACATTTCAGTAAATGATCTTTCAAAGTGTGAATTAACTGAGGTTTTTAAATATTCTTCAGTGACACCAACCATATTACCTGTAAAGAAATCACCTGATTCTCTATCTATTTTGTTATCAATTATCTTATCAACTTTAACAATGTTTATGTCTACCTCAGGCATTTTCTCATTGAATCTAACTCCTGTGTAGTAAAACGATAATCTTAATCTTGGGAACCAACCAACTCTGATTGTTTGTAAAGTATGTGAGTCAATCAATTTATCAATTGATTCAGTAAAATTGTTATTTTTATTTACAACTAATTGTTCTGGACTAATAGAACCACGTCTTATCTGATCCATCTCATTACGATCACAAATCAACATTTGTTTTCCTATCTTACTATTCCATCTTGTTGGTCTTGTATTCCTCATCTGTTTAGATGTGGATGATGAATATGAATTAGAAGTTTCAAACCATTTTTTATATTTGTAAATGTATATAGGATACCAATTATATGAAAGAACGACATAACCCCAATCACCTTTACCGTCTTGTTCCCATCTACCTTCTAAGTTAGATCCTTTAAATGGTAGTAGTTCTGAGACTCTTTCGGATGCGTTTGTGTTGGTTACCTTTTTAGTTTTTAAGTTGTGATATTGTTTAAGTTCACTTGTTTTAGTGTCCTCGTATCTGCCATCTTCTCTATAATTCTGAGTGTACCTATTTGAAAGTTCGGTATAGTCCTCAGGTTTAAAACCAAATGAAGACATATTACTTTGGATAAATTTACTTAACTTTTCTGATGATGGTTGAGCGGATTCTTTAAACTCGTTTAAAAATTTAAAGAATATTATTTCTCTTTTGGTAAAAGCCTTATCGTCAACCTCTTCCAACAATACTCTTTTTATAATACTATGTAATTTAATATCTTTCATACTTTATATAAATATATTAAAAATCATAGTTTTTAGTATATGGTAATATTTATTATATAAGAATTAAAAATATTATGGACAATAGGTTAAATTATTACTTATCTAAAGTTGAAAGACAATTAGATTTTCATAGGGGATTACATTTATTTGAGATGGAGACAAATCCTAACTTCACAAATAAAGCGGTATTCCTAAAGGAAAGTCAGAATGAGTACATTACTAATTTATTTGGTAATAATAAAACTATTAGAGAGAGTTACGAAAGGGAGTTTAATGGTGACGTAATTGTTGAATCAACATTCAATCCTAAAAATGAGGTTGATAAATTCTTTTCGTTTCTAAAAGAAAGTTTTGTAAATGAAGTTACAAAGTCAAATATATTATCTGAAGAAGAAGACGACGATTGGTCGGGATGGGGATGGATTAAAGATATTGATAAAAAAATTGATGCTGAAAATCAAAAAAGAAATGACGCTCTTGCAAAAATGACACCTGAACAAAAGGCGGCGTTTTTAAAGAGTGAGGCTGATATTAAAGCTAAAAATGATAGTGCGGCATATTCTGTTGTTAATGCGTTAAAAAGGGCGTTTGATCTTGATGGTGATAACGTATTTGATGACTACGACGGAACAAATGAAGATGATGCGGTTAAAGCAATAGATCTTATTGTAAATAAAAATATTTTAGATAAAGTTAATGAAATAATTGCATATCAAATTAAACCATATGGAAATCTTAGAGCTTGGCTTAATGCTGAGATGTCAGACTTTGATCCGACTCAATACCGAGCAATTTGGAAAAGATTAGAAGGTTTGGGTTATAGTGGAGCCAATTATAATACTTTTTTAGCGGCTGCGGGTGCTGGTGTTGATTTGGTTAAAAAAGGTTTTACATGGTTAAAAGAAAAAGGAATACCTTGGTTCTTTGAACAAATGAGAGATATTCTTATGAGTACAGGTGGGGCAATACTACAAACATTATTAGATTATACAGGTGTTGGGGCACTTGGGGTTACCGCGGCATGGGCGGCATTAACATTATTTGATGTATCACAAATTGCTTCAGGTATTGGTTCTTGGGGTAAATTATTTTTTAGCGTAATTGGTCTATGTACTGCGGGGGCATTAGCAAAAATCATTGGTAAGTTCCTAAAACCATTTTTTGGGGCGGGAGGCACAATTGGTTCATTTTTTCAAAAGATTGCCAAACAATCTTGGTTTATTAAATACGTTAAACCTTGGGTTAGTAAGATTGGTGGTGCGTTGAGTTGGGCGGCGGGTCTAATAAAACAAGCGGGTACATGGGTAGTTGAAAAACTTGGTGCGACAACTATTGGTGGCATGGTTACTAAAGCTGCTGCGTGGATGGAACAACTTTTCCAAGGTATAGTGAAATGGTCTGGTACGGGAGCTGCGTCGGAAACCAAACTTGCGACCGATCTTGGAATTAAAAAATTGACTCAAGATCAAATTAAAGCAGATGCTAAAAAAATAACACAGAAAGTTATATACGATCCGGCTAAAGATAAAGTAAAAGGATACACTGCGGACGCTACGGGTTATGTTGCTGGTGATAAAGCAAAGACCGCACTTGAATTAGGTTATGGTATTGGGGATTATAAAAAAATACTTACAAAAGATTTTAAAGGGGCGGTTAAATCAGGTGATTATGCAAAAACTGCGGATAAAGGATATAAAGCATATGATCAATTTGGTAAACTTATAGACAAAGGAACCCAACTTGCTAGTAATGATGATAATGTGGTCAAAAAAGCTAATGATATGGTTAAAGGAGTTACCTCTAAAGCGATTACTAATAATTATGTTCAAAAACGTGCATAACCTATTTTTTGGTATGGTTATCCCAAAACTTTTTTAGTTCTACTTTATTATATTTTTTGGATTTGTTATCCCAACCACATGAATGGCATAAATAAGGATGTTTATCATCCTTTTCTTTTTTCCATGAGTGATCACATTTTGAACAATGGATCTTATTTCCAAATAGTATATCGGCTTGTTTCTCTGTGATTATAATTTTCATATATAATAAATATCACTACAATTCCATTATAAAATTCACTATTATATAAAAAAATCATTTATCATGGCACACCCATTAATACACGCAAAAAGTTCAGTTAAGAAATACGGAGGTAAAGAAGAAGATTATATCCATTTACATAATTGGTTGGATGAGACCAAAGCATGGGTTGGAAATTCTTTACACAGGATGTTTAGACATCATTCAGAGGGTATTTTTGAGATGGAAAAGATATTTGGGTCCTCATTCATCAATAGTGATGGTAAAGTCGTTTATACACGATATGTGGGGGAAGATCACATCAAAGAAGATTGTAATAATTATATTCCAAGTGCTCACGATTGGATAAAGGCTATTGAGTCAAACGAAAGACCAATGTGGATGATACGTACAATGAAGATGAAATTTGACGATTAACTTATATTTATTATAAAATAGTATTATGAAAAGATTATTAACATCATTTTTCCTTTATTTAGAACAATTTAATACCGACGAGGCATCCGTTGATTTTAGCATGGAAATAACTAGTATAGAATGGTGGGATGAAAAAGTATGGATTAATGGATTACGTAAAGACGTTAAAATTCCGTCTAATTTTTTACCACTTTTTGATATGATTATAGAAAAATATGGTCATAAAATATGGTATGGGTCTCAAAGTGAAAGTGAGGAGGAGTATTACCGTTTATTTATAAAATTTAAAGTGGAATCAAAAATTATGATTATTACTAGTGAAATAACAGAAAATGGTGAAGAATCTGCTGGTGATAGTTATGAATTAAATGGTAACGAGGAAGTAAATTCATTTTTAGATGAACACAACCTTGAATCAATTACGGTTAAATATGAAGGCGGTGGAGATGATGGACACATTGAAGATAAAGGTGAAGGAAATAATGGAGTTGAATATGATTTGAGTGCGGGAATGGAAGACGTTGTTTATACTTATTTGGAACGATCATTTGGTGGTTGGGAAAACAATGAAGGTGCTACTGGAGTAATAACTGTAACTAAACAAGAAATTGAAATTGAACATATTTGGAATACTAGAGAACAGGTTGACAGTGATTTACATCTTGAAATAAAACTTGAAGATATAGAATGAGTAATAAGATAAATAAAATAGCTCAAGCAATATTTCTTTATCTTGAAGACATTGGTCCCTGTGAGGTTTTGGTTCATTGTTACGGTGATGAGATTGAAAATGTAGGATCATTCCAACCTACAGTTTTGTTTGATGGTCAAACACATAATAGTAATAAAAAAGTACCTATGATTGGTACTTTTCGTAATTTCTTTATGGAATATACTAAAGATCATATGCATTTATTAACTGATCTTGTTGACTTTGATCTTAATGATAATCACGAATTAATTTTTAGAATATATCCTGAAGAGAAAAAAATAGACATTAAAAGTTATTGTTATTTTATGGAATACGCGCCACATGAATATCAGGAAAAAACTCCTGTACATATTGTGGAAATGATGGATGATGACGGAGTTAGTTGGTTTAGTGTTGATTTTTGGGCTGGTCATAATGATTATGGGTTTAACTATCTAAGGGCGGATGGTGATGCTGATCCAGGTTTTATAATGCAATTTGAGAACTTTTTTGTTAAATTTTTAAATAGTAATAAAAATGGGTGGAATACAGAAGCTGGTTCTGAAGGTAATTTTAATGTTGACAGGAATAAAATTGATCTTGAGTTAAATATAAGAGATGAAGTGTTAAAATATAGCGGATTCCATAAAGAAATTAAATTGTGATATTTATAAGTTATGGGTAAAAATATAATTATTGAGGAGTTGGATAGGATAAAAACTTTAATGGGTATCATTAAAGAAGGCGAAGAACTTGATGGTGGACCTCTAAAAATTAAATATACTGCGACAGAAAAAAAATCTTACGGTAGTACATCACTTATTGTTGTGAAAGGAATAAGTAATGATGATAAAATATTAATACAAAATAATCGTGATAAAGATATTATCCTTGTTAAAGACGGTAAAGAAGTAAAAATTGGTAAAAATACGTTTGTATTTAAAAATCCTACTTGGGACCCATACATTTTAAATAATGATGGTAAATATAATGTTCTTATTGGTAATGACAGAACTTTGTCATATCTATTAAAATATGATAAAGATGGTGACACTTATCAAAAAACTCTTAGACAGTTACTGCAAAAAATTTATTCAACCAAGACAGATGAGAATGGAGATACAATGTATGGTGAGTCAGTTAAGGATGAAAATTGCAAAACCAATAGAGGTGTTATACATTATAGAGGTGTAAAATATGGTGAAAATTTTTCTTTAATATCTGATTGGTCAATATTAAATTATTTTGATACAAACTCGGAAGTTATATCAAAGTTACTTGAAATATATGCAAACAAAACAAAAACAAGTTTAGAAGGTAAAAAAGACATTTTTGAAGATTTTAAAACTAAATTTTTAAGTTGGTTAGTAAATAACAGTGAAGAAATTTTAGGTCCTGAATCTATATATTTGGATGATTTAGAAGAATTAAATTGGAGTACATTAAAAAGAGGTATTACCAATGAGCAAAATGCGATTAATGTTTTAAAACAAATATATAATATTGAAGAAGGTGGTTTAACTGAATATTGTCCTGGATCAATTCAAGACACAAGATATGGGAGAGATTTAAAAGTGAATAGTGAAAATTTATATTACCAAATAAAACCATTAAATGGTAAACTTAAACCAAGTACAATTGATGGTTTTAAATATGCGGTACCAACAAACTCCATGAAAATGTATAATCCAAATTATGTTGATTTATTGATGTTTATAAGTGACAATGGATCTAACTATGTGGTATTTGAAAACAAAGATTATGAAGTTGTAAGTAAAGGTGGGTTAGTGTTATTTAAAAATGAACCATTATTTAATGTTTAATTATGAAGATTATAATAAGTGAAGAACAATTAAAAACTTTAGTACACCTCATCAAAGAAGATAACGGGAAAATTAATGTTATGTTTGTTGGTGATAGTCATAGTGCTGGTGATGGATGGACATGGAACTACTTAATTGCTAAAGACCATCCTGAATGGGATGTAACTCAGGTTGCTAAAGGTGGGATGAGAACTGATTGGATGTTGGAAAACCTTACAACAAAATTAAGTGAAAAAAAATATGATTTAGTTTTCATTTATGGTGGTGCAAATGACGTAATGTCTCCACAACCAATAACAAAACCAATTGGTAATATACAAAAAATGGTTGACTTAGTTAATGGTCAAGGTGGAAAGGCAATTGTATTGGTAGGATTTGACAGTGAAACAATATTTAATCCGGAAAAAGTTAAACCAACTAAATATTGTGATAGAGAATGTATGATAGCTTATAAACCTAAAAGAGTGAAATACCAAACTGATTTGGCGACTAGTATTACTGGAGCGGTAGTAATACCAAAATTAGTTGGTGATATGAGTTGGAGTAATGATGGTGTTCACGTAGGATCTGCGCAACACAAGTTAATGAGAGATCAGGTTTATGCTAATATGGGTGATTTAAAAAATATAACGGTTGGTGCTAATACTGATAGTAGTACTAATACTGAAACCCAAACTGCGTCCCAAAGACTTTTTAAATCAATTCAAACCATATTATCTAAAAAAGATAATATGGAAAGTGGAGCGACACCTGAAGATATTAAAACCATGCAATTTTCCTTGAATGTTATAAATAAAAGCGATTTACCAATGACAGGTCAAGTAGATGGTGAAACAACACAGGCTATTGAGGACTATCAAGAAACCAATAATTTAGAACAGACAGGTAAATTAACACCTGATACGACAGGTGGTATTATAAGCGATTTATTATTTAAAATAACAGGTAAGAGATATACTTTTGGTAAAAGTGATAAGAGTAATAAAAACTTTAATCCAATGGTAATTGAAAATCCAGGTATAAAAGTTAGAGAATACCCGTCAGATATTGAATCTAGATTCAAAAATGCTGCTGGAGATAGTTATGAAACGTTTATGTCTGATGTTGAAGAGATTGGGTTAGACCCAAAAATTGCAATCAGACAATTATTTAGTGAGTCTGCATTTAGTCCTGATGTTATGTTATGTAAGAGAAATTCAAGTGCGGGTGCTAAAGGTATTGCTCAGTTTATGCCGGGAACTTGGCCAACTTATGGGGGTGGTGGTGATCCTTGTAATGTTAGTGATGCGTTGAAAGCGTATCCTAAAATGATGAAAGTATTATTGAGTAAATTTCCAGGAAGACTTGATCTTTCAATTGCGGGATATAATAGTGGTCCTAACTTAAAAGCATATTCAGAAGCGTTTAAAAATAAAACGCCATTTACTGAACTTAGAGGTAAAATACCTGAAGAATCTTATAAATACGCTTCTTCAATACTTCAACCATAATGATTATTAGTGAATCAAATATTGATAATATTAAACATGAGGTTGATCAATCTGTTGAGGAGTTTGGTCTAATAGAAACATTAAAAAGATATAAGTTTCCTATTAAGTTGGCTGATATAATGTTTCAAAAAACAACACCATTTACTAACGAAGAGTGTAATGATATATTAAGTTATTATATTTTTAAAAAGAAAGTTTTACCAAGAACTTTTAGTAATAAGGGTGTTGATGTTAAACTTGATATTGATAGCATGGTGGGATCTTGGACTTTTGAAATTACATTTAAAAAAAGTAAAGAAAGTATGGGCGGTTACGCAACTATGTTTTGGGATGGTAGTGATATTTTACCAATAAATTTGATTTTTTATAATAATTGGAATCGTAATTATGAAAATGATCCACAATTATATTATCCTGTTGAGATTAATTTTGAGTTTTATAAAATATCCGAGTTATTAGATTGGTTTAATTCAAACTACTACGATAGTATTATTGATACCTGTACTGATTGGTTAGAAGAATGTAGATTGGAAATGTTTGAATGGTTATCAGAAAATGATCCTGACTATATTGACTAATTAAATCAAAACCCATATAATTAAAATATGGGAAATAAAAGTAGTAACACAGGTGGAGGAATGGGTTTAGGAACCATTCTATTTTTAATATTCTTAGTCCTAAAACTTACAAATTATATTGATTGGTCTTGGTGGTGGGTAACTGCTCCATTGTGGATTAGTGCGACATTATATATTTTGATTGCAACTATATATGTTAGTTTCTTTCAAAAAATAAGAGGGAGAAGAAAATGATACTTGATCAGATAGTTGAGAATTATCCTGATGAGGAAATATTAAAGGCTGATGGTCTTGATGATGGTATCATAGGGATAGAAGAGAATAGTATGAGGTTAGTGTATTCCAAATCAAAAGTAATTGAAATACTAATGAGTGAGGATATGACTGAGGAAGACGCTCTTGAACATTATTACTATAATATTGTTGGGGCTTATGTGGGTGAGAAAACACCAATTTTTGTTGAAGATACTTATTTATAATATTATGGAAAAAACACCAGTAGATGCACTTATCAAATTTATTCAAGAGGAGAACCCAACTAACGATCAGATTGTAGAAAAATTAAATAATCTAAAATCTGTTGAAGAAAATATTGTTAATAGAGCATATTTAAGTGGGTTTTATGATAAAGAAAGTAAACGAGGACAAAACAATAATTATTACAAAGATAAGTATGGTCCAAATTGGTTTACTAATATAACAAAAAACATTAAACACATTTGATAAAAGTATTACCGTTACATATTTTTAAGAACGGATTCAATAACTCCAATGTTATTTTTATCTTGAACGGTTTTTTTAACTTTGGACTTTAAATAACGAAGGCTATCCTCAAGTTCTTGACGTTTGTTTTTAGGCTCAACATTAATTGTTGAACTGTTATTTACAGTTGATTTAACTTTAGGTTTAACATCTGAGAAGATAAAGTCAACTGCGGACTTTGACTTTTCAATACTACTTGACTGAGCAAGTGTGATCAAGAATACAATCACCTTACCTAACATAGTTAATACACCAACGACGATGTTGTACAACACGTCAATAACTTTCATCACAATATCTTTAATTTTCATATCTTTCATACTTCAAAGATAGTGAAAACATTTGACTTTACAAAATAAAAGAACTATCAATGGGCAAAATGTTTTTTGATTTAACTGGTATTTATCATTATATGTCAGAAGATTACAATTTATCACCATTCTTTAAAAGAAGAATTGACCATCATAAGTTTGAAAAAATGATGAGGAAAGGTATCGGTTATATTTATTTTGAATCAAAAAGTCTTGAAGAATTTAAATATAAATTAGTTAAGGCGACACTAGAAAATTATATACATTACAAATATAATATTGAAATTGAAGATCAACCTCAGGATGATGTGGATAATTTTATTGACTATATGATTAAAACTTACGATTCATTACTTAAGGGTTATTATTATGACGAAAGAAAAAGTAGAGGTGGTATAAACGAATCTATAAATAACAAGTTAAGTAAAGAAACAATGACGGAAACATTCCAAGACATTGTTGACGAAACGTTAGAGGAAATTAAACATAATTGTGAAGAACTGGATACCAACGATTTTCCTGAATGGCTATCTGATGAGGAAGGTTATAGACCTTCAGCTTGCGATGTTGTTGATACTATAGATAAAATAAGTATTGTAAATATAGAAAGAAGAAAAGGTATAAGTACCATTCCAATGTTTGAAGTTGATTTAAATTTAACTTTTAATAGTATATCAGAATGGATTGATTATGATGATTTTATTTATCTTATTGCGGATAGAATAATTAATAAGTGGAGAATACATTTTATCTTTAATATTAAAGAACAGGAGAATAGTAATAAACGAGAAATGTGGGAATACGCAAGGACACTAAAAAATGCAAGACAACAGGGATCTAAATTAAGATTTCCTAAATCCGCAATTAAGGCAAACCCAATGAGGTTTAGACCATACAATAGATAATGCCAACATCAAGACCATTTGCATATAATACAGGGTCATTAATACCTGGCACCGACCAAGTTGGTGACTTAGCTATTGGTGTTGATCCGTTAGATTATACAGGTGGAATTGGTGGTGTTAGATGGTGGGAAGGTCCTGATGAAGATTTGGGTTATGTTATATGTAGACCTAACCTTAGTGGTAATCAACCTAATCCTGATAACGTACCTGCTTATGTTAGATTTTATAGATCTAAACTTAAGACAGAACAATCATTTGTTGATTTAGTTAATGGTGTTTATGGACAAAGTTTTACAAATGGGAATGATTGTAAGTATTATTTGGAATCGTTAGGTTTTTGGAGTTCATGGGTTGTTGTTCTAACCCCAACACCTACGCCTACACAAACTCAAACACCAACTCAAACACCTACGCAAACACCAACACAAACCTTAACAAGTACACCGACACCAACACCTACAACTTCGTCAGTGCCAGCTAGTGGTGTTACATTCTTTCAGGCATTTACTCAAGGAGTTGCGCCAACGTCAGCTATGGAAACTGCTTGGAATACATTTAGAAGTCAATTAACTGGTACCACATATACACAATTTGTTTGGTCAAGTACCAATGGAAGTTCAATAACGGTTTCCGACCCAACAAAAGTACAAACTCTTGCAAATAACTTAAGAACTGCAACTGTTGGAAATGTTACAATCGGAGCCAATGTTTGGTTTGTTGGGACAGGTTGTGGTACCCCTAAAATTGGTGGTGTTGCGGTTGAGTTCTCAAATGTTGGTAGTTGTACTGCGAGTAGTACATACGCACTTAGACCTATGATTAATAATGCAAACTGGGGTGGAACAAATCAATCTACGGTTGGTGCTCCATCACAAACAATAACTTTAACATTTAGTTAATATGGAAACTTATAACGTAATAGAAATATCAACAAGGGATATCATGTTGGAAAACGCAACACAACAGGAATGTATTGATTGGATTAACACCTATGGAAATATTATAGAATATACGATAGTAGAGTATTTTTAACTATATTTATGGAATAATGAAAGAGTTAATTAGAAAAATATTAAAAGAAGAAAAGATGAACCCAATCAAAAAGTTCTTCTTTGATCATTGGGATGAAATGAGATCTAATGGTGAATATCCGACTATTGATTATAGTTTGATTGGTAAACTTGGTTTTAGAAAACGATCAATAGAGATAAGTGATTACTATACTGAATACATTGGTGGGGAAAGTGTTGGTGAAGAGAATTTATTGGATTTTTTATCGTCTCAGGTATTTCATTCTGATGACCTTAGTTTTAGAAGACAATGGGGTGATGAAGATTTAATATTCACGTTTAAGTTAAGTAATGTTCGTGTTGATAAATATATATTTGGAGATAAAAACATTGAGGCTGATGTTGATATACTTGAAGGTTATATAAATTTAGACGAATATGATGAAGATCAAGATGAATATACTCAGGTAAGGTACAACATTTCAAGGGGTAATAATGAAATAGATGATATGTCTACTTATTTTGATGTACAGGATGAGATTAAAACAATAGTTCAATCATTTATTATTGACTTCGCAATAAAATATGGTACAGAAATTACTGATGCTGATGTGGATATATTAAAATAATTTGTATATTTGTATAATTAATTATGTCAAACAATATTCAAACATACGGAAAGATGAAAACTATTGAGATTACAATTCAAGAGATATGGGCTGCGACAAGACCTATTGTTCAAAAGAGTAAGAAATGTTACACTCGTAAGAAAAAACATAAGAATGTGGATTAATACCATTGACCTGAGGAACTACGTCTCAGGTTTTGTTTTTATGTGATATTTATATTTTATATGAGAGATCTTATCAGGAAAATATTGATGGAAGAAAAGGTTAATCCTGTGAAGAAATATTTCTTTGATCTTTGGGATGAACAAAAATCTTTAGGTGAGGTACCAAGATTCAACCCAGTAATGGTAAAAAAACTTGGTTTTCGTAGTAAAGCAAAGGATATATTAGGTTATTATAGAGAATATATGGGTAATGTATATGACCTGAGAAAAGAGTTTGAAAGATATCTGACCAATAGAGAGGAGTTCAGTACTGATGACATGGAAGATGCTGGTGTTTATACAGGTGGATATGATTTTTCATTTAAATTTCCAAGTGTTTTTGTAAGAGAAGAAAATAATCAAGTTGAAATATTTGTTGATTTTGATATTACTCACGGTAGTGTTACATTAATAACAAATGGTATGGAATATGATTTAACTGATCATGAATCAATAACTGAAGAACTTTGGTGGGAATTAGATGTTGAGATAAAAGACATGATTAATGATTTTGTTCAAAGTACCGCACATTCATTTGGAATAGAATTTGATGACATACATATTCAATGGGGTTAAGCTAACCAATTTCTTGGGGTAGGTTCATTAGTTAACGGTATTATATCAATCTTACATTTTGCTGGTATTAAAGAACTAAATGTTCCACGAAACATATTAACCAAATCATCGCACCATATTTTATCTATATTACATTTAGCAATAATATCAATTGTTAATATGTATTCCGTAACGTGAGCCCTCATATCCAAATCTTCATAATTAAATGACTCTCTACTAACAGGTCTACTAACAGTGGTACGGTCAAGTTCATATCTTAATATTGGTTTATCAAGTTTTTTAAGATTAATTGACCTAACGTGAGATATTGCACCATTACTCATTTCAATTAAGAAATCTTGGAATAAATGAAATTGTTTTTCAAGGTTCATAAATACAATAATACCAATCACATATGAGATAATCAATTACTATTT